CACTGGTCGAGACAACTACACATTCTTTGCGGGCAGCATGGATATCCCCGTGGAAGAAGCAGCAGAGTATCTGGCCACATTTGAAGGTGCTGCACAAAGCGCCTGCTGGTTCTGGGAAACCAACAATCTGAATCGCTATGCTGATTCCGGCGATATCAAGGGACTGACCCGAGCCATCAATGGTGGCTACATTGGCCTGGAAGATAGAATCAGTCACTATGAACATGCTCTGCATGTGATGGGCGTGTAACTTTTCTACCAAGATAATGATTCATTAATCCAGATTAAATATGATAACTTGCACAGACTGTGCAAGATTATTATAATAAAAAGGATCAATAATGAATCTAAAACAACTATTGGCAGCATTGACCGTGGGCATCTGTGTGATGGCCCAGGCACAAACAGACCCAATTGTGACTCAATCCACCAGTGACAGCAAGACCTCCAGCATCAGTGACAGCAAGACCACAGTGGTTAGTCCTCCTCCCAGTGCTATTGCACCCAGCATCACCAGCATCAACTCAGACATCTGTGTGACAGGCGTTAGCGGAGCAGCTCAAACACAAATCTTTGGCCTCAGCTTTGGCAACACACAAGTGGACTACAACTGCGAACGCCTGAAGATAAGCAAGACTCTGTATGACATGGGCATGAAAGTGGCTGCTGTTGCTGCCATGTGTCAGGACCGTAGAGTGTTTGACGCCATGATGAATGCCGGAACACCCTGCCCGGTCGACGGCAAAATTGGTGCAGAAGCCAAGGCAATCTGGGACGCTGACCCTAGTCGTATTCCTGCTAGTGTGCGTGAAAAATGAAGCAACTGGCAGCATTACTGCTAATGCTCTGGATTGGCTGCACAACAGCACAAACTGTCAGCGGCAATCTGCTGTCCGGAACAACAGGAACTCAAATCTATGCTATTAATCAGGCACTGAGTTCAGTGGGGGCGGGTGTACAAATACACGGTTTTAATTATGGATACAGATATTCATTTGGCGATACTCAATGCACAGCAACCAATCAGGACGGTAGTTGCTCCTGGTGGATGGCAAACTATGCCAGTGTCAACGTAAACATCAGGGACAGTGAAAACATCAGTATCCTTAATCAAACCTGGTCTCATCAGGGCGTATGGCAATCTAGTAATCAAAGTTACCAATATAGATTTAACAACACACGAGATATAACAACCCTGGGCACATTTAAAATGACGCCATCAGTAAGTGGCAATGCCAGCATTTATAATATGTATAGCAACGCAGTATACACTGTTGATCCGTGTGCTGCCGATCCATTGAGTTCTACCACTTGCTCAGGTTATGCGGCGGCTGTGTTTGCTCAACAATGCAATTCTAACCCCTTGTCGGACAGTGCTTGTCCTGGTTATGCTCAAGCATATTTTTCACAGCAATGCAGTTCTAATCCTTTGTATAATTCGGCTTGTCCCGGGTATCAACAGGCCTACTATGACCAACAGTGTGCAGCAAATCCCCTGTATGCAACCACTTGTCCTGGATATGCTGCTGCCTACAAAACACAGCAGTGTGATGCCAACCCATTTTACGCAACAGATTGTCCTGGCTATGCTGCGGCCTATCACGACCAACAATGTAGTATCAGTCCACTTTACATGAGTGACTGTGCAGGATATGCAGCAGCATATAAAACACAACAGTGTTCATTGAGTCCATTGTATGCTACTGACTGCCCGGGCTATGCAGAAGCATACTTGAACCAACAGTGTTTGTTGGACAGCTTGTTCAGCAACAAATGTACAGGATACAAGACTGCTTATGCTATCAAGTATCTTGTGAACCTGGACCCTGCTGTGACCACTGCTGTTAATTCGTCCCTGACCACCACAGCGGAAGTTCAACGCAATGATCCTGCCAATGTGGTTTCGGCCACAGGCGATGCCACTGTGGATTCAGTTGTGGCCACACCGGCTGCAACATCAGCAACTTCTCCTGTATCAGTGATCAATGCACCGCCCAGTGCCAGCACAATGAACTCAGCGTCTGCACCACCCCCACCACCGCCTCCTGGTGCAGCAGCAGAACAAAAGGCTGATGCCAAAAAAACAGAAGGTGCTGTGGCCAGTGTGGAAAAGAAAGCCGGCGGCAATGCCACAGCAGCTAGAGCAGCAGCCACAGAAAAAGCCAAGGAACTGGCCAAAGATATTGGCCGAGCAGCAACCATGGAAGCACAAACAGCCACACAAGGCCTGCTGGTGGGCTTGATAGGATATGTGCCGGGCTTTAGTGCATATCAAAACAGTACAGTGCCTGATGCTCTGGGCGCCACAGTAGCAAAACAATACTACAAGGCCACAGTAGACAACAGATCCGCACAGCGTCAACTCAGCGGAGCCAATGAAACTCGTTGGAAACAAATAGTTGACAGTCAATACAACAAGGAACAATAAAATGACAGAACAAATCAAAGATGTTAATGCCACAATTGATCAAGCTGAAGCAGCGGTCAAGAAGTATGCCAGCAAGGATACCGTGATCTCAATTGGCGGATATGAATTTACACCGGCCAAACTCATGGTAGCAGTCACACTGGCCAGTTCATTGCTGGGCGGACTGTACGGTGCATTTGAAGTGTACAAGGACTATCAGGGCATGAAGAAAAAGATTGCTGAATACTCTGCACCAGACTTATCGGGCTTTGACAAACGACTGGCAGTGATTGAAGAAAATTCAGGCAAGACCAGCGACTACACTCGTGACATCAAGAATGATCTAAAGAACGATATTCGCCGCAACGAGTCAGTAACAGAAGCAGTTGAACGCAGTGTAAAACAAGCACAAAGAGAGACCGAGGCAGAAATGCGAGCAGCTCGTAAAGGTGTTCAAGAAGATCTAGAAAAAGCTCGCAGCGAAGTAAATGCCATCCGCAAGGAAATGGCAGATGCCCGTAGAGAAATTGGTCGTGAAGTAGATGCACTCAAACGCGAAGTTGATGTCAAGATTCAGAAGGCCATTGACAATCCCCTGGCTGGTAAATAATTCAAAGGAAACAACATGGCCGACCAAAAACCAATTCAATCAAGATCAGAACGTGAAGCACATATCAAGGACCGAGCCGGCTGGGTAATCACAGTGGTGGCAGCCTTGTTGGCAGTGAACACCTACATTGCCAACGGTATCAGCAGCAGTGTGCTGACCAACACAATCCGTGCCAACGACACCTGGAACTTTTATCAGGCCAAGAGTATCAAACAAACCATTGCTGAAAATGCTCGTGACGAAGCAGTGGCTCGTCGAGATAGTCAGAAAGTTGCGGCACTGACTGCCAAGATTGATCGCTACGAAAGCGACCCCAAGACCGGCGAAGGCAAACAAGAACTCATGGCTCGTGCTAGAGGTCTAGAAGCAGATAGAGACCAGGCAAAACTGCACAGCCCATGGCTGACATTTGCTGGCAGTGCATTCCAGTTGAGCATTGTGCTATTAAGTGCGTCTATATTGGCCGTGAGCATGGGCATGTTCTGGGCCAGCATTGGTGTGGGTCTAGTAGGTGCAGTGCTGATGAGCCAGGGCATTTGGCTCTGGGCCACCTGGATGATCTAACCACCCAATTTGCTCTAACGCAAAGAATCTGTAAATACACTGGGCAACTTTTGCCCGGAGTATAACAGTGCATGCACGATGGTCAATAATTATTCTAACAACAGTACTATCAGCATCCGCTGACCAGTATGTGTTGCCGCCTCAAAATTATCGTCACTGGCAACGCCTAGACAAAGTGTGTGATGTAGGTAGAAAAACCTATGGCACAAATGAATTCCTGGAAAATGGACAGATTTGTCGCTGGGTCATGGTGCCATATTGGCCTGTAGACCGTGCAGCCTGGGACGCTGCTAGAGCAGCTGAACGACGAGCTGAAAAATGATAGACCCATTCACAGCATTTGCCATGGCTCAAGGTGCAGTCAAGGGCATCAAAGCAGCGGTACAACTGGGCAAAGATGTTTCGGGCCTGTACAAAGAATTCAGCCAGTTTTATCATGCAGCAGATCAGGTGCACGTGGCCAGCACTCGGATGCGTATTGCTGCTGTCAACAAAACTGACGCCCAAATCAGTTCGGATGCACTTGAAATTGCCATGGCTAGCAAGGCTCTCAGGGACAACGAAAAAGAACTCAAAGACATACTGTTTTGGTCGGGCAACGCTGACGTCTGGAATGAAATGATGGCAGAACGCACCCGAATGGCCAAAGAACGGCGTGCTGCGGAACAGGCCGTTATAGACCAACAACAGCGTGACCGTGAAGCCATGTACAATACTATAATGAACACACTGCTGGCAATTGGAGCCGTGTCAGTAATTGTGCCTGTTATAGCAATAACCTGGACCATAGTCACACGATAACAGCATAAATATCTCACAACATATTCAAAGGAAACTCATGGCAGAAGAACAAAAACAACCAAGTGAATCAGAAAAGAAAAAAGAAGACTGGATGAATTCCAAATGGCGCCCCATGATGGGCTGGATGTACATGGCAGTATGTGCCTGTGACTTCATGCTGTTTCCTGTGCTCTGGAGCCTGTTGCAGGCAGTGATGAAAGTGGGTACCATGGCACAATGGCAACCACTCACGCTACAAGGTGCAGGCCTGTTCCACATTGCCATGGGTGCAGTGTTGGGTATTGCAGCAATGGGGCGTACCCAAGAAAAAATAGCAGGAGCCAACAATGGCGGAGCAGGAGCTTCCACACCCGGTGGATTCCCAGTGCCTAATACACCAGCCACACCCAGCTTTGGCAGTGGCATGTTTGGCAGTGCACCAGCAACAACATACACACCTGCACCCAGTTGGAACTCTGCACCAGCAGTAGATCCATCACAAGTTGTGTCAGGATTCGGCGGCAAGGCTGCTCCTGTGATTCCACCATTCCCAGAAAGATAAGGAGATATCATGTTAGAAACATTATTTTGGATAGCACTAGGAGCATTCGTCGGCTGGAACTTTCCACAGCCCGAGTTTGCCAAAACGATTCAAACCAAGTATTTGCAAAAGTCGATTGATCGACTGAAAACAATTTTGTTCTTTTGGAGATAACATATGAAATACGCAATCGTTTTAGCCACAGCATTATTCGCACTCACAGCCACAGCCGCAGACACAGAGACCCGAAAGGTCTGTGTTGACGTCAAAGACAAAGCCGGCAAAGCAGTTACCGATCCCAAAACAGGCAAAATCAAACAAAACTGCAAACAGGTCAAACAGCACAAGAAGCTGGAAGGCACTGTGGTTCCGGGCAAGAAGTAATCGACTTCATGCACCTAGTCCTGTATAATTACTGTACAGGACTTTTTCATGACCGATCATTATGCCGCGCTAGGTGTAGCCCGAACAGCCACCGCAGACCAAATCAAACAGGCTTTTAGAAAATTGGCCAGTACCCATCACCCGGACAAGGGCGGTGACACAAAGAAATTTCAAGAGATCCAGTCAGCATATGCTGTGCTGGGAGATGCACAAAAGCGAGCAGACTACGACCACCCACGACCACAGTTTGGCGGGCATCCTGGACAGGGCCCCGGTGGGCAGTTTGATTTCAATGAAATATTCAACATGTTTGGAGCCAAGTTCCAGCAGCCACAACGCAGTTCTCACTCCAGGATGACACTGTGGATACGCATCCAGGACGTGGCCACACCTGGACCCAGAGTGGTCAGCATTGGCACACCAACTGGCACACACAATGTTGAGATCAACATACCCACAGGCATCGAAGATGGCGACAATGTGCAGTTCAGTGGCATTGGTCCTGATGGCCTGGATCTAGTGGTGACCTTTCGTGTGCATCCGGATCGAGCCTGGCAACGAAATGGCAGTAGTGTGGTGACCGAAGCCACCACAGTGGTCTGGAAACTGATTGCGGGTGGCACCATTACCATGCTGGACATACGGGGCAACAAGATTGAAATCACTGTGCCTCCGGGCACACAACCTGGCAGCATGCTGCGAGCAAAAGGGCGTGGATTACCGGATCGTTCAGGACAACCCGGAGACATGCTGATTCGTGTGGCTGCTAGAATCCCAGGTAAAATTTCCCCAGAATTAATGGCTGCTATTCAACAAGAATCTGCCGAATAAGTACCTAATAGGTTGATCTAATCCTTAATTTATTGTATACTAAACTATGAGCACACCACACGGACAAAACGCTATGCAAGACAACCCCGAAATTGAAGCCATCATTGATGGCTCTATAAAAATTGCGCAGACCTGGAAACACGAATACGTGATGACAGAACATCTGTTGCTGAGCCTGATCAGACATGTGCCTTTTAGAAACACCTTGACCAAGTACGGTTGCGATGTGGCCATGCTGGAAAACGAACTCTGCGGCTACCTGGACAGCCTGATAGGCATAATCAGCGACATTCCAGATTTTACTCCTAGAAAAACATCCGGCCTGGAACGAGTATTCAATCGTGCAATAACACAGGTGTTGTTTAGTGGACGCAGACAAATTGTGACCATTGACCTGTATCTGGCCATCATGGGCGAAACCAACAGCCATGCACACTACTTCTTGCTGAAGTTTGGCGTGCAAAAAGCCGAGTTTGTGGACTTCTGGAGAAAGAACTACAAGATGGATCCTGTGGCTGGTCTCAATGATCAGCAGGCCACTGAGATCCTGGAAGAATACTGCACCAGTTTGTCAGCCCTGGCCAAGTCGGATACTTTGGAACCGCTAATTGGGCGCACAACAGAACTGGAAGAAATGATTGCTGTGCTGGCCCGCCGCTTCAAGGCCAACGTGCTCATGGTGGGCGATCCTGGTGTGGGCAAGACTGCCATCATTGAAGGTCTGGCACAGGAGATTGTGGCCGGACGTGTGCCTGCGTTCTTGAAGGACTACGAAGTCTGGAGCCTGGAAATCGGTGCTCTGGTAGCAGGATCAAAGTATCGCGGAGACTTTGAAGAAAAGTTCAAGGCTGTGATTGCTGCACTGGAATCCAAGAAGAAATGTATCTTGTTTGTAGACGAAGCGCATACCATGAAGGGTGCAGGTGCCGGCAGTTCAGGTAGCCTGGACTTTGCCAACATGCTGAAGCCCGCAATCACCAAGGGCAATCTAAAGGTTATTGCCAGCACCACCTGGGAAGAATACTACGAGAGCTTTGAAAAGGATCGCGCACTCATGAGACGATTCTACAGGCTCACCATAGATGAACCAGACACCGAAACTACAGAAAAGATTCTGATCGGACTCAGCCCCAGACTGGAAGCATTCCACAATGTGATGATCGACACAGAGGCCATGACCGCAGCAGTTGAACTGGCGGGCCGATACATTCATGACAAAAAGAATCCAGACAAATCAATTGACCTGTTGGATGCTGCCTGTGCTAGAGAGCGTGTGAAGGATGCAGGCATGGTCACAGTGAACAAGAGCATGATTGAACAGCAGGTGGCCCGGGTCACCGGTGTGCCCACTGATAGATTGCAAAACGAGCGTTCAACCAAGATTGTGGAACTTGAAAGCAACATCAAACAAAAACTCTATGGTCAAGAAGGTGCTGTGGATGCTGTGCTGGAGCGAGTGTACATCAACTTCTCGGGCATTGGCAGCACACACAAGCCCATGGCCAGCTTTTTGTTTCTGGGCCCAACTGGCACAGGCAAAACTGAATTGGCCAAGCTGTTGAGTGAAAATCTAGACATGCATCTGTTGAGATACGACATGAGTGAGTTTCAGGAAAAGCATTCAGTCAGCAGCTTGATTGGTGCACCTCCGGGCTATGTGGGCTTTGAAGATGGCAATGTGGGTGGTGGCAAACTGATCTCGGATCTGAGCAAACATCCATTTGCTGTGATCCTGTTTGACGAAATTGAAAAGGCACATGCTGACGTTACCAATATCTTGTTGCAGATGCTGGACGAAGGGCATCTCACAGGTGCCAATGGCAAACGGGTAGATTGCAAAAATACCATCATTATCATGACCTCAAACTTGGGTGCCAGAGACAATGAAAACAACAACATTGGATTCTCCAGTGAGTTGGAAAAATCTGGTGAAGAAGATCGTGCATTGAAAGAGTTCTTCAAACCTGAACTGCGTAATCGTATTGACAAGATCTGCAAGTTTGTCAAACTGGATACCTTGGCCATCAAGAAGATTGTGGTCAAGTTCCTGGACGAACTCAAGACATCAGTGGCATCCAAGAACATTCGGTTGTTTTTCTCAGAGCCTGTGATTGAACTACTGGCCATCAAGGGTTACGACAGCAAAATGGGTGCAAGGCCTCTGAGTCGCAAGATTGATGAACTGATTCGTGTGCCCTTGAGCAAGAGAATCTTGTTTGATCGTCTCAGTGACTGCGACATCACAGTAGGTGTAACAGATGATGTGGTGCAGTTTGATGTGATTCCTGTGGTGACAGCAGACAACATTGTTAGATTACTGGATCCAGTCAGTGAGCAAGATTAAAGATATCCGTCAGGAACCACGCGATCGACTGTTTTTTGATCAGTATCAGTATCGCATGCAGTTTTACCTGAGGTTTGCCTGGTGCATGCGCAGTTTTGATCATGCGGATCTTGACCGCCGCTTGGAAAATTACTATGGTCGCTACCGTGGTGATGTCATTGGGATTGGCACAAATGCTCCGTCTCTGGCAGATACTCAGCAGCGTGGTGATTTGCACAACATGTGCGATCTGCTGCGAGGCTTGCCCAAGTCATGCAAAATAATGATTCAGTATGATCATGTGTTTTTGTACACCAACGAACTGACCACCCTAGAGTACATGAGTCAAGTTGAATATATTGATCGGTGGTTGATTGGTCAAGCGGTGGTAGTGTACCCCAAAGACACTGTGATGCTGGTGAACCCTGTGAATCAGTACCGCACGTTTTTGAAGAGTCGATGGTGGGATCCGGACACCAGTGCTCGAGTCAAAAAGTTCCTGCTGGGGCGACAAGATTTGTTTAGAATTCCCAGAGCATTTTGCGAAAAACTTGAACGTCCCGGCAGATTGGCCACACGCGACCATCATTTTGTAGATCACGACGACCCAGATCTCTTGTTGATGTTGAGTCTGGTGTGTCCGGGAATTATCAACAAAACCCTACCTATACAGGCTAAATAAAAGACTATGGCAAAACTTATTGAACAAACCCTTGTGATTACTGTGAGCAAATTGGTGCCCAACACGGACCAATCCTCTGCACTACCCCTGACCCCGGAAAATCTCGCTGAAATTGCTTCAGTGGTAGAAGCTCTAGCTGGTGACGGTACCATTGTAGAAATTGTACCTGCATAATGACTACTACTGTTGCCCTGCTGTCTTATACCGAATACGGTGTGCCATCAGGCAACTACGATGGCAGCTCTGAAGATTTTATTGGCACGCCACAAAAAGCAGCCAATTACTATCGCGGACGTGGCGGCGTACAAACTCTGCGTTGGGTATTTCGCGGCGTTCAAGGCGAAGTAACTGTGCAGGCCACGCTGGATCCTGATCCTGCAGATTCACGCTGGTTTGATGTTGCTGCATACGGCGATGGATCCACTGCTGACTCTACCACAATAACTGATACCTACTATCAAACAGTCACGGGAAATTTCACATGGCTACGGGCCGTGGTAACAAATTTCACTGACGGCATTATTGAAACTGTACAGGCCACCTACTAGCATGACCACTGTTAGTTTTAGTTGCACTATTACACCTACCACGGCTGCTGTGCCCTTGGGCATGGAAATTTGGATAGACAATCAGAAACTGTTTGATCAGGCACATGTTCAAGAAAGTCACAAATTCAGTGCAGATATTTCAGACAATGACGGTGAGCACGAATTGCGCTTGGTGTTAAAAAACAAACTGAGTGAACACACCCAGGTGGATGCCAACAACACGATTATCAGCGACGCTAGAATTTCTGTGAGCGACATTGAATTTGATGGCATTGCACTGAATCAACTGGTGCCAGATCTCGCTGAATATCAACACAATTTCAACGGCTCAGGAGAACTATCGGTTCACAAGTTCTATGGCGAACTGGGCTGCAACGGCACTGTGACTCTGAAGTTTACTACCCCGATCTATATCTGGATGCTAGAAAACATGTAGAGCTAAATACTGGGTATGAAACAATTAGTCATCATGCCTGGTGGATTTCACCCTTTTCACGCAGGCCACCTAGCACTGTATCAATCTGCTGAGCAGGCTTTTCCTGGCGCTGATGTCAAGGTAGCGGCCACCAACGACACTTCTGCTCGACCATTTCCGTTCAAACTCAAAGAAAAACTAGCACAACTGGCCGGTGTTCCTCCTGGAAAGTTCTATCAAGTCAAAAGCCCATTCCGTGCGGATGAGATTACCAAGAGTTACAATCCTGCAGACACACAGTTGATCTTTGTTCGCAGTGAAAAAGACGCTGACAAGCCTCCTGTGGCAGGTGCTACCAAGAAAGATGGCACGCCTGCATATCTGCAACCCATCAGTGATGACATGGCTCCAATGACTCAGCATGCCTACATGGCTTACCTGCCCACAGTGGAGTTTGGGCCCGGTATGACATCAGCCACAGAAATACGATCGGCATGGCCCACTCTCAACCCCAAACGCAAGACAGCCCTGGTGATGAGCCTGTATCCTGAGACACAAAGCAATCCCAAGTTGGCGGCCAATGTGGTTGACATGCTGGACACTGCCATGGGTGCAGAAGCACAAGATATGGCGGAAGGCGGTGCCGACTCAAGTTGGTCCAAAGGCACAGATAAAATTACACTACAGGATATTTTAGAATTAACCAAACACATTAAACAAATAAATTTACCGATAAACGATAATCTAAAGAGTAAACTACTTCATTGGGACGGTAACCCAGAAGAAATGGAAAGAGTTAATCAAGTAACAGTGTCTAAACAATTTCCTATTTTAATAATGGTAGATGAGCAAGATCAAATAGCCTGGATACTCGATGGCAACCATAGACTACATAAGGCAATACAGTCCCAAGCAAAAACAATACCTGCTAAACTTATTAGACCCAGCAATCTCAATGATAAAGCAAAGAAAATATTTAATATAAAAGAGCAAGGTGTGGCGGAAGTCTCTAACACACATGTGGCTGAAAATGCAGATCAAGCCGCAGTTGATGCTTTGATTAAAAAGCATGGCTGGAGCATGGGACGAACAGTGAATGGCGATCTTGCTTTTACCTGGCAAGGTAGTAAATATGTATTTTACGGCGAGCGTATGAGGATTACACTGCCCGACGATAGGTCTATATCAGTTGTATGGGGCCAGAAGCCTGATTGGCAGGGCCGCGGCACCAATGAACTTAGTTTTGCACAAGCCGTACAAAAAAAACTTCTTACATTTGATTTATCAATTTGGCAAGCATTGGATCGTGGACAACTCACTGACAGTCAAGCTATACAAAAATTCAAAGCAGAAAATGAACGCCAGGCCAGAGAAGCAATTGCACAAGGTGTCAACGAAGCCAGCAATCAAACCAATGACTCTGAACTAAATGCCATCAAGAACTATGCCAAACGCCACTATCCCAACCTGGCAGCAGACCCTGAATCAGCGTTTGACAAGTGGGTGCAACGCAGTCTCATGCACAGCAATGTGGATGATCATGAGATGGATCAAAAGATTCGACGCATGGCCGCAGAGATTGCCAGCTTGAAAACAAAGATTCAGTCGCTGAAACAACAGGCTGACGATTCTGCAGATTATCTGGACGAATCCAGGTAGAAAAAAATCTGGTGGCCTGTTATACTCTGTAAATAGAAATACTATTTTACGGAGTAACAAATGGCAGACGAACAACAATTACCTTATCAGAACGCATCACCTGTGGACCAAAATGGTGGTCAACAAAGTATTCAAGTCAACATTGACTACTTGAAAACCACCCGAGTCCACATATGCATGCCCTGCTATGGTGGCCAGTTGACTGAAAGCACATTCATGAGCTTTATCAAGTGGGCCAATGTTGCAAGACAACTTGGCATTGACTGGACAGTGGAAACAATGACCAATGAAAGTCTGATCAGCCGTGCCAGAAACACTCTCACTGCCAAGTTCCTGCACACCAAAGAAAGCACACACCTGATGTTTATCGACGCTGACATTGGCTGGGAACCCTGGCACCTGTTGGTGATGTTGAATGCACAAAAAGACGTGATCGGCGGCCTGTACCCCATGAAGAGCCTGCCAATCAAGTGGTGTGTGAACGGTATTCCTGATGCTGATCAAAACGATCCGTCGGGCCTGATCGAAGTTACCAAAACTGGCACAGGCTTTTTGCTGATCAAACGTGATGTATTTGACAAACTCAATGCTCACCCTGCGGTAAAATCCTTTACCAATGACATTGGACTTGATCCTGTGTTGAATATCTACATGAAAACCTACTTTGACACAGCAGTGCGTGAAAATCGCTATTACTCAGAAGACTGGACATTCTGTGAAAACTGGCGTGATATTGGTGGACAAGTCTGGGTTGACAAGCGTGTGTTGCTCAAACACACAGGCACCTATGTGTTTGACTATCAAACACAGGACAAGCTCTATCAAGATCTGCATCAAATGGCTCTGAGCAATCAGGCAGCAGCACAGCCGCAAATCGTGGACACCAGTGCAACACCAGTGGCTGCGCCAGAAGTGGCTGTGGAAGCCACGGTCATTGCCAGCAGCCGAAAGAAAATCAAGCAAGAAACTGCTACTGTTGAGTAACGGTAAATACAGTTCGTATGAACATCAACGAACTGAACTCCTTTAATCTTGCAGATGCTGTAAAATTCCATCGCCGTCTGAACCCTGCATTGTGGGGCACAGACGAGCACCTGCTGCCTGAGGTTCAACAAAAACTGCTGGCAGTGGCCGATGACTTCCGAGAGTTTCTGGGTGTGGATGATCTCAAGCTGGTAGACATCACACTCAGCGGCTCCAACGCTGCTTATTCCTACACTGCAAATTCAGACATTGACCTGCATCTGGTGGTAGAAATGCCCGATGATCCTGTGTATCAAGAACTGTTTGATGCCAAGAAATATCAATACAACGACACGCACAACATTCGCATTGGCGGCGCAGATGTAGAACTCTATGTGCAACCTGCTGATCAAGCACATCACTCACAGGGCATCTACAGTGTAAAAAACTCTGACTGGCTGCAGGTGCCACAACGCCGACGAGCCAAGATTGATGACAACTGTGTGCAAAGCAAAACAGCTGACCTTGACGCCAGAATTCATGCTGCCATAAAAACAAAAAATCTCGAAGCCATAGACTCGCTCTGGAACAAGATCAAGACCATGCGCCAGACAGGTCTGGAGAAAAACGGCGAGTTTGGCTGCGAAAACATTGCGTTCAAACTGCTACGCAATAAAGGCTGCATTGCCGACCTGCTGGCTGCCAAGACAGCAGCTAGAGATCAAGAACTCAGTCTCAACACACGACCTCGTGAACGAAAAACAGTCAACTATGGCATGCGTGATTACTGGTATCCGGGCACGGCCTATGCTGGCCAAGATCATCCTGCTGGCACCGAAGCCGAACAGGTGGACGAAAGCACAGATCCTGATCAACTTCGAAAAATCTTGAATCGCTTCTATTCCAGCTGTGTGAACAAACTGCAACTGGAAAATCCACCCGAGCTGAGACTGGAAACCACTCCTGAATGGAGTCAAGAAAATGGCAGCTTTGGACAGTATGATCCAGACTCAAACACCTTGATCTTGGCCACATCGGGTCGCCATGTGCTGGACATACTTCGCACCATGGCACATGAAATGACACATCGTCAACAGGACGAGCGCGAGCCGTTGCCCTTGGATGCTGGTGCAACAGGTAGCCCGTATGAAGATCAAGCCAATGCCATGGCAGGTCGTATCATGCGAGACTGGGCCGATGAGCAACCTGAGATGTTTGATGGTGTCACACTAGAAGAAGCATCAGGCTACATCCCTACAAAGAAACAAGCCCGCGATCCTCGCTTTGTCATGGCCCTGACCCGAGACGTGCGTCCAGGTGCTGTGGGCAAAGAAGCCAACAAACTTGGATTGCAAACAGACGCACAGGGACATCCTGCACTGTTGATGAAACCCACCAACACCTTGGCAGAAAGTCTGGCACGTGAGCTAGAATTATTTGAAGAACAGGACCTGTTTGAAATCAACATGGGCAGCAAGAATCTACGACGAGAAGCTGCCAAGACAGGTGCCCTGGCAGGTATGGAATTTGAAATGATTGTGCCCGGAGAAGGCGGCGGTGACGCTGAAGAGGACATGGATCGTGACGAGTCTGCCAATGACATTGACGACATTGTTCGTTTTTTTGACGACGGCGACTACAACAGCAGGGGCGACATTCGCAGACTCAACGACAAGTTGTACGAAGACTTCCGCCAGTGGCAATTTGAAAAGATCAGTGAAGGCTGGTATGAAGAAGGCCGCGATTTCTTGCGTGACTATGTTGTGAACAACAGCGAGTTTGATGGCGGCGAAGCCGAAGCCACTGCCCGTGAAGAACTGGAACAAGATTTGTTCTATCGAGAGCTGCCCGAAGCAGAACGTGATCAAATGATTGAAAAGCGCACAGGTGCAATGCTGGAAGAATTTGTTGAAGAACAATGGTTGGCGCAAGACGACAGCTCGATCTATGAATCTGCCCGAGAAGTATACGAATCCGACATGCAAGGTGACTGGACAGAATCCACCTGGTTGAATGATATTGGTATTGACCAAATGAGTGATGTGTTGCGTGAATACACCATTTCATGGCCCTACTACACTGACCCCGAATCCAATGTTGACATCAATCAGGTAGGCGACGACTTCAGTGACGCAATTGGCCGTCCGGTCAATGCCAGTGATCGATATCATGGTGGGCGCCGCGAGGCCGGACGCTATGTGGTTGAACCCGATGGCAGTCTTGATCCTGACAGTGATGACGACCAAGGCCTGGAGTTTGTGAGTCCGCCCTTGCCCATAGATGAAATGCTGAGTGATCTGAACAAGGTCCGTGCCTGGGCAAATCGCACAGGCTGTTATACCAATGACTCAACTGGTCTGCACATCAACGTGAGTGTGCCGGGCTTTAGCCAAGAAAAACTGGACTTTGTGAAACTGGCTGTGCTGCTGGGTGACGAGCGAGTGCTGGAAAATTTTGGTCGTGCAGGCAATACCTATGCCAAGAGTGCCATGAAGATTGTCAAGGACAACATAAGATCAAATCCTGGCCCTGCGGCTGCACTGTTGACCAAGATGAAAGCCAACATGGATAGTCTTGCTACCAAGGCCATTCACTCGGGCACCACTGCCAAGTACACCAGTATCAATACCAAAGACGGCTATGTGGAATTCCGCAGTCCCGGCGGCGACTGGTTGGGTGACAACTTTGACCTGATTGAACCTACCCTGTTGAGATTTGTTGTGGCTCTGGATGCTGCGGTTGATCCTGAAAAGTATCGTCAAGAGTATCAGAAGAAATTGTACAAGTTGCTGACTGCTGACAGCAAGGACGACAGCACAATCCGTTACTTTGTGGACTATGTGGCTGGCAAAATACCCAAGGCTGCTCTGCGCAGTTTTGTGAAACAGGCACAGCTGGAACGTGGCCTGAAAAAGAATCCTGCTCCGGAGCCGGCAGCAACCAAGGAGCCAGCAGCAACCTCAGGATCAAGACAACGCTATGTGGTCAAAAATGCAGCAGGCACGCCAGTGACCACAGTGGCAGCATCAGATGCCGACACAGCACGGATCCTGGCTAATCGTTACTTGCAACAACAAAATCCTGGAATCAATACCAATGAGTTCAGTGTTGAGTTAGCAGGACCCGTTCTTCAGACACAAAACTATTATATCAGCGATGCACAAAGCAGCGTGGCTCGCATGGCGTTCCGTGCTGGTAGTGATGAGGAAGCCCTGGATCGATGGGAAATATACAATTACAGTCACCCAAGTGAAGGCGGGTACCGACTGGAACGCGAGGATGGAACAACAGTAACAGAGCCTGGTGCACCGATCCCGGGCAGCACCCTGGATCTACAACGCCAACGCCAGGCAGCCGCAGCACCCACTCCAATTCCTGGAGTGCAAGACATTGACATAGATATCCCCATAGCACAACCCAGAGGCTTCTGGAACGGCCAATGGAAAATTGTAGATGGCAACACCGGAGAAGAATTGTATAGATTTGGCGGCATAGGCAACAGTCAAGTGGATGCCAATAGAATTGCAGGTGAATGGGTTAGAACCAACAGCATCAGTGTGCCAACTGAGGTGTATCCGGTTCAGAGCGATGGCTCAGATACCAACGAACAGATTGTAAATGAACTAAAAATCAACAATGCCTCGGGCATTGGAGCAGTGCCCAACAATCAACAAATTGGATATCAAGGCCTGCAAGTGGTCATGCGTCCCAGTATGTTTTTGGAATTGGCGTTGCCTCTAGATGTCAAATCTGCAGACGAGCGTGAGACCATTGAATACATCAAAAAGAATCTGGACGAAAAAGGCGTGGGCGCACCCTGGCTCACAGTGGTGATTCCTGAAGCCTGGGAATCAGAAGATTTTAGCCAGATGGCACATGTGAGTAATCATGACGGCCGCCACAGAATGCACAGTATTCTGGAGCAAGAAGGCAACGATCCTGTGGAAGTACACATCATTGTCCCACACATGCGTCGCAGACACATCACTGATGCCATGGTAGATCAACTAAGATCTGGCGTGCTGAATCAACAGGGACAGTATGTGAGCGGTCCTGTATTTGGAGCAGCCAAATGAGAGCCAGTGAATTCATTCATGAAACAAAATTTGCTGGGCAAGAAGTCAAGGGAAATGCCTACACAGAACTCAAGGATAAATTTCCACTGTTGTCCACATTGCTTTACTTCATACCCGGACTAAACACCGCACTGGCTGCAGCAGATGTTGTTAGTCAAGTTCAGATGTATAATCAAGCCATGGAAAAAATTGAAAAACAATATCCCATGGCAACTATTCAAGCAGTCCAGCAAAAGGCCGGGGACGCTGGGGAATCTTGGGAACCAATGATTACACCATTGGATGAACTCAGTTTCCTGGGCTCACCTTGTACCAAGGATTGTTCGGGTCACAGAGCCGGTTATGCCTGGTCCAAGGCCCGAGGTAACCGCAGTGCCCTGAGCTACAGCAACAGCTTTAACAATGGTGCAAGATTGGCAGCACAGGGCAAATAGAATAAATAAACAACAAATCGGACTATCCGAAAAAGGAAAAACTATGAGATCAAGTGAATTTTTAAACGAAGCCGGGCGCGATGGCACACCAATGACAGATGCTGAATTTGCAGCACAACAAGCACAAGGTGCAAAAAACCTGGATTCCATCAAGGGCTTTGGTAGAAAAATTGCCAGCGCACTTGGTGGTGGAGCCCAGGCAGCAACACCGTATCCTGATGCAGCCACAGCAAGAGCCAGTCTCACACCAAGCCAACTAAAGTGGTTGGGTGGTGCGGATCCCATGGACAAATATATCATGGCAAGACTGCCTGCACCATTACCTGGTGAAACAGTTGCGGCAGCACCCGCAGCAGCACCCGCAGCAGCACCAGCAGCAGCACCAGCAGCGGCACCAGCAGCAACTCCGGTTGCTGATGCTGTGGCAGCCAGTGGTGAGCCTGACAATGTGACTGGTGTGGATGCAGCCGTGGCAGCAAATGCTGCAAATACTGCAAATACTGTGCAAACCACTACACCTCCTGCCAAAGCACCTGCCCGTTCCACAATCAGCCCAGCCATCCTGGGATATGCCAGCAGTATGGGACTTTACAAGAATGGCCAACCTGACACAGCAGCTATCAAGGCCTTTCAACAAAAGAATGGCCTCCCTGCTGACGGTAAAATTGGACCCAACACTTCCGGTGCTATTCTGTCTGCTGCAAAACCTGGTGATGCAGGCAGCGGTCGTGGTGGTGCCGGTGGTCCTACAGCTACACAAATGGCACAGAATGCCACACCACCGGCAAACGAAAAACTAGGCCCTACTAATACAATGCCTCGCAACCCCATGTATGCGCCAGCAAGACCAAGCACTGGTTATACTGCACAGATGGCATGGGATCAACAGTATGGTAAAACACACAGCACCAGCGGTGCACCAAAACCAGCTACTCCGAGACCAAGTACTGGTTACGCTGCACAGGCTGCATGGGATCGCCAGAATGCCGCAGCACCGGCAAACCCAGTGCGTGAATCAAATTTTGAAGAGAGTGTGAGCCGCATGCGTCGCCTGAGCACCTTGCTAAAAGGATAACATGAAATCTTGTGATTTTTTGCCTCGCAGCAGTAGAGTTCTAGCCGAGGCTGTGGATCCTAGTGTGCCGGGCAAAATGTATTCTGTGCAAGCAGGAGACACTCTGGAAAAATTGGCCAAGGCCTCTGACACCACTGTGTCCGGCCTGCTTTACATGAATCCGGACATTCCTGCCACTGGGCAGATAACTGTGGGCAGCAAAATAAAATTGCCCAATCTGGGAGAATTTGCTCGCGGACAAACAACTGCACCTGCCACAGCAGCCGGATCATCGGCCAATGCAGCCACGGCCCTGAAGTTCTTTACACAACAGGGTTGGTCAGCAGCACAGGCCGCGGGCATTGTTGGCAATCTGCAGGCCGAGTCAGGCAAAAATATCAATCCAGCAGCCGTGGGCGATGGCGGCCAAGCATACGGTATTGCTCAATGGCACCCACCACGGCAGAAAGATTTTCAAGCACAAATGGGCAGGCCTATAAAAGGATCCAGTCTTCAAGATCAATTGGAATTCATACAGTGGGAATTCAACAACACAGAAAAAGCAGCGGGCAATAAATTAAAAGCTGCACAATCAGCAGCCGCTGCTGCTGAAATAATGGACAAATTCTATGAACGCAGTGCTGGACTGCATACTGACCGTCGTGTGGCCAACGCAGTGGCTTTGGCACCGTCTGATACCGCTGCGGCCTAATTTGATCTGACTGTGTCGCAATGACCCGCCAGTTTGTGATAGTCAAAGCAGACGTGAGTGTGGACTGGACTGGAGCTGATCCCAACTACAGAGTGTATGTGAACAATGAACTGTTTGCAGAACGAACCTGGGTCTGGAGAGAACAGTATCTGGAAGAATTTCTGCAGATCTGGGCTGCGCCAGGCAAGTACGAACTGCGTTGGGAATTAGTTCCGCCAGCATGCGGCACAATTGAAGTGAAAAACGTGAGAATTGCAGAAGGTCCAGTAAACTCACGCATAGTAAAAAACTCACTGTTAAGGATTGAAAATGAGAGCATATGAAATAATGGAAGACATCTCGGTGGGTACCAGTGGGACGGGCAGCATGGCCACTGTAAGCCAGCCCATGGGCATGGTCGCAAGATCAGGTGGTTCCTTGTTGACAGGTAAATACTCTACAGATCCTACGCCTAACACGCCCAAGGAATACAAAAGGAACAAGAATGCTCGCGGACAGTTTAAAAACTCTATTGGCAACTAACTTTGCCTACTATCTAAAAGCCCAGGGCTTTCACTGGAATGTGGAAGGGCCGGACTTTGGCGAACTGCATGATTTTTTCCAGAACATCTACCAAGATGCGTATTCAGCCGTAGATCCTGTTGCCGAGTACATAAGATATCTTGACGAGTATGCACCGGCCAGTTTTGAACGTTTTGGCGAGCTTACACAAATTTCAGGTCAGACCAAAATACCACGTGCTCGACTCATGATTGAAGAACTGTTGGCCAACAATCAACAAATGATTGATCTGTTGAATCAGTGCTTTGCCGAAGCAGAACAAGAAAATCAACAGGGTATTGCTGACTTTGTGGCAGGACGTCTAAGTCAGCATGGAAAATATCATTGGCAATTGCGTAGTTATCTGAAAGACAATAGAGCATGAGCAACAGCATCGCCAATATACTAAAACGTCTGGCTGTGATAGAGTCAGACATTACTCCTGTCAAAACAAAATCGGGACTCAACGCACAACAAAAATCAGTGCCACAATTGCCGGCCTTGTTCAAGCCTGAAACGGTGTCTCCGGTGCTGGGCAGCAACAAGCAATCCAAACCCTTTGGCCGGTACATGGTAGGAGATGATGTGGTACCCACTCAGACTGCACTGGCCGAACGCATGGCCGAGATTGACGAAGACATGCTGAGCCGGGTCAGAAAAGACCTTACACAGTATCTGGATCAACTGGAAGACAAGAAAAAAGAACTAGAACGCAAGGCCAGCAAAGAAATACAAGACCGTAATCCAGCCAAGGCCGACGATCAAGAAGTGTCGGAAGACCCCACTCAAGACGAACCCAGCGGTGAAGACTATGTTCCGCCGCCCACAATCAACCCTGTGATGGCCGAAGCTGGTCCTGTAAAAACTATCACTCTGGAAGATGGCACATGCCTGGAATGTTATGGCGATCAGGTGCGCGGTTTTGAAATCCGTCATCTGGGTCGGGTGTTGCCCAGTCGGTTCAGAAGTCTGGATGAAGCAGACATGGCCGTGAGAATGTTTCAGGCACATAGAAAAAATGCTGCCAGAAATTCCTCAGCAGATTACATAGAAGAAGCATAACATGATACTTGACGAATTTTTCAAACCTAACTCCACCGACAACCTAACGGAACGTGTGACCTTTGACGCCAACGGTAATCCAATTTACCCAAACTTGCAAAACTTACCAGGTGTAAACACTTCAGCAGCAGCACCAGCAACAGCAACAGATGATGATGATGACGCAACAGAACCGCCAATGGGGTCAACTCCAGTAGCACCAGCAGGTGGTCCCGCACAGCTTCAAAACCCAGCAGCAAGAGCTGAATATCAACGAGTGCGGAGCACAGCAGATAAATTCAGTTTTTCAAATCCAGAATTTAGAAAAGAATATGATCGTATTGCACGTTCTCGTGACACTGCATCTAATAGAATAATGTCAGGTAACAGATCCTACAGTCCTGAACCGGCCCTGGCTGCTCGCCAACACCAAGAACTAGTAAAAATGCTGTATCAAATTGATGCTGATTTTGTTCAGGGCGCTAACATGCTACTAAAAAATTACGGTGCTCTCAAAGAGCAAGGTATGGCAAAAGGCCGATTAAACGAATTTGCACCCAGCAGTGATAGCAATCACGATGGTAATGGCGGTGGAGACGGTGGCGTTTTTAAACTAACTGATGAAGAATTAATTAAACTACTAAATTCTGTAAGATCTGGCCTGGGAAACAAGTGGCTGGCAGATGTGGACCAAAAACGGTTTACTCAATTGGCTCGTCGAGATCAAGATAGTGCTATTTTTGAATTTGATTCTTGGTTGGAAGACCTGGGCATCAGTAATACAGGGTTTATGATAACAGACATACATGTCAATAATGGCAACAAAATATGGCACGGCTTTTTTAGGAATTTAGACGAGCAAGTCATGGCCAAAGATACCACGTCTGACCTTTTTAATATGCGTCGAGATGATCCTCGCATACAACAAAATCAAGATGTAAATGCCCTGGCTAAAGAAATTTACGCCCAAATGGTTGCAGAACGAGGTCAACCCATGGACAGTAGACAGCGAAACACCTGGATGACCATCGCTCAAACAAAAGCAGCAGCAGCAAAATTATCCAATCCAGCAGCACAAAAAATTCAACAACCGACCCAACAATCACAACAAGGTTTCCCTGCTCAAGGCAGTGAGCGTAGAGTCGCTAAAGATGCAGACCAATTTGAATCGCAAGACAATCTGCAGGGTGCCAGATCTGATGATGAAGTGAAATTTTTCATTGACTCTGAACCTGCTTACTATGCTGTGATGGATCGCTTTGGTGACCACATTGAATTTCGCGGTGATGATCTGGTTGCTCCACTGCGCCTATGGTCGGCCATACAACAAACAGCCGGAGACGCAGGCGGTGCAGCAGACATAGCAGGACTCGAAGATGACCGCATGGGAACAGATGATGAGTTGGATGAGCAGGGTGTGGCGGAAGGCACAGTAATAGACATTAATAACAAATACCGTGGCTTGGCAAGAAAGATGGTTCAAATCTATAAAACTGTTCCTGAAGTAAAGGCCGCAGTTGATGATAGCCCTGAGTTCTATAGAGCAATGGTTTATGTAACTGGAGTTATCACTAATCCCGAGGAAATTGACGGCACACCTCAATATGATAAAATAGTAGATGAATTAGAATCTATTCTTAGCTCTGATGGAGAGCAAGACATGGCGGAAGGCAAACTCAAGATAAATTATGATTCTTGGTTGTCCAAAGTTCCAAACACAATCAATGATAAAATGAAAAAAGTATTGAGAGTGATGCAGGATGGAAAAGTTCGCAGTCGTGCAGATATGTTAAGAGCAGCAGGTATTGATCCAAATCCCCGAAGCCCAGGTGGGGTCGCTGGAATGGAAGGTACTGATTACTACCTGTATAAAAAAGGGCTGTTGGATGTAGTTGATATTGTCAAGGGACAAAAGTATTTCAAAATTTCAAAGAATGCTTCTCAAGGCGTGGCGGAAGGCTCTGATCAACAGTGGGTAGTTACAGTTGGCACCAAGACAGGTGGCACATCACACACTATGACTTTCAGTGGCACTAAAGAACAAGCAATCAAGAAAGCAGTAGCAAGATTTGGTACAAGTAAGAATCCAGTAGTTACTGCTAAACTTAAACAGCAAGGTGTGGCGGAAGGCTCAGCCGCAGATGGATCTGTCAACTACACCTTGGGACACACTCCTGATGCAGAGTATGTGTATAGCATTTATAGAGATGGCAAAAAAGAAGGAACATATCACAGTGTGGCCCAAGCCCGAGAGATCATGGGTAATATGAAGTTGACTAGTCCCAACCGTGAATACAAAATCAAGCGCGGCGCAAGAAACAAAATGGCAGGCCCTGCGGGTCAACTGCCCGAGCAAGGCATAGCAGAAGCCCACAACTTCAAAGGCAGCTTCCCGTTTGATGTGGATCACATGGGTGGAACTCGTGGCATCAATTTGCCATCAGCACCAACTAAAAAATTCTTTGATGATAAGAAACAGTGGTCACAAGCAGTAGATGATATCAACAGTTCCAAGTACGATGACAACTCAGAGTACTCCGGTACTACAGGTAGAACCACAGTGTCAATAGATAATCGTGAATGGGCCAGATGGAGTGACGCACAAGAAAAAGGCTACATTGAAATGAGTTCAATGACCGAACAGGATATCTCAGAAGCCCACGGTAACTATGCAGGTGATCGACCAGTCAATCTTGGCGGTGTGTCCATGAAAAAGATACAGATAGGTGACACAGTACGGTACATTGACCAAAAAGCACAAGTGGTTGACATGAGCCGGGACCGAGAGCATGCTCGTATCACAATTCCGTCCAGTGCCACTACAAAAACAGTGCTGACATCTGATCTAAGACAACTAGGTAGAGGTGTGTCGGAAGGCAATGACCAGCAGTTAAGCGTACAACAACTGGCAACTGTCAGTGACGAAGCACTGGATACTGCATACGGATATGGTCGTAGTAGCCCTGGCAACACATTTGGATGGCAAGCAAACTTGAAATCAGCTGCGTATGCCAAACAAATGATTGATCAAGGCGTCACAGACATCGAAGCCATCAGCGATGCCATTCACCAAGGTTGGAATACCACTGCTCAAGCATTTGTGCAAAATCCTGAACAATTTGATGACACAGAAAAATTACGAGCCGCTGGCAAACTAGAAGCAAAACTTCAACAACGAGCAAAGTTGATGAACATTGACTATGATCAGTTGCCTGACGATGAACAAGAAAAAGATCGTGTGGTTGCTAGAGCATTGCTGCAAGCACTAACAGGTCAGCAAGACGCAGCAACCGATAATAAACAACTAGACGAACTCAGCCCTGCTACTCTTGCCAGATACAAAACCAAAGCCGGTGCTGCTGCCACTGCTGCTGATTCCGCAGGTGATCGCAAAACTGGTGATCGTCGCTTCAGCGGAATTGTCAAGGCCACAAAGAAACAGTTTGATCAGGATGCCAAACAGTCAGCCCAAGCAGTCCACGAAAGTAGACTCAGACTCATGGCCAGCATTATCAAAACACAGTAACCTTTGACACAAGACGTTTGCATCCTTTATCAAGGTGGGTCCGGCGGTTTTGCGTTGTATTACTATCTATTGTTGTCCGGCAATTTTCAACACAGCATCGATGAAACGTGGGAAATGATCAACCATCAGTTCTCACCAGAATTGATGCGTGATCGTAGCCAATGGAAAACCCAAGAAATCTGGCCCAACAATCATGAATTAAAACAACTAGCAGGCCGCAAGCTGTTCCTGGTGTGCAATCCATTCTGGGGTGATTACAATCGGTCAATACCCAATGATACCTTTAAGATTTTTCTATATGCCGACCTGCACCTGCAACTGAGACTGGCTTGGGAAAAACAGGCCTGGTGGTTTACAGATGAGACTAGACGATGCACCCATGCTCCGGATAACAATCAAGTCTACCTAAGACAAATTATCAAGGATGCAGACACATTCAACGGACAGCCAGTTGATCCGGCGGTGCCCAAAATAATTCAAGAGTATTCTCCAGACCAGATTATAAACCTCAAAGAGTTTGCCCACGGAAAAAATATAATAGATCCTCCCAATACACATCAACTCAAATTCCTGGATCACTGGATTCGGCTACAATCTAAAAAATCTCTGCGGCTCATGCACCTATAAGTAGAGCATGAAGACTGTGATCTTGTTGTATCTGCCCGGGCATGCAGGCAACTTTCTAGCCAGATTGTTTTCTCTAGGAGAAGACACCATGCCGCTGCTGCGAAAAGACCAACTGGATCATCACCTGGATCAAGGAACGCCAGTTCCTGACAATTTTGACAGATTGGAAAATTATCGCTTTGGTCAAGTAACTCAAGAATTTGACAGTTGGCAACAGTTTCATAGAGCTCATGCTGATTTTTTAGAAAATGCACAGTATAGACTGCTCAATGTATTTTGTGGGCTGCACTATTCTAGAATAGTGTTGCCGGTACATCCGGGAGAATTTGAAAATTATTTTGTGAACATAGATCCAACTGAATTTTATTATGTAGACCTTGATTTAGACCAATGGGGAGCATGGGTATCCGGTCAACAAGAAAAATTAGGATTTGATACACGTGGCAACGAAAATCAACTGTTTGAAAACTACAAAAAACAATACCATATGAAATCTATAAATTTAACCAAGATGTTGGCAAGTGAACAGGCCTTTGTGGAAGAATACATGTTGGTGTGCAATCAAATGAATATTGAACCAATGTTGGAGCAGGCGCGGCAGCTACGGCAAGACTGGTATTCAGTTCGTGTGGCAGGACAAATCTAATGTATGTAATAAGCCAAGCAGTGTATGATGATTGTAGTTTACCACTATTTCAAGAACTAGTGGGCAACAATGAAAGTTACTATCTGTGGAGTTGTGATACACTGGCCATGGATAGATTTTTGCAAAGCGCACAATGCCAGTCTCCAGTGGTGTTTGTGGGAATCAAGGATATGTTGCATGGATGGAGTGAATTCAACTGGTGGCAGGATCGTCAACAATCAGGAGTTATCAGTATTGAAGGATTTGCTCGTCGTCATCCTGACACACAAATAGTATTGTTTACCAGTGTAGAACAATTAGAGAACGAACTCAGTGAGCCTAATCTGCATATCATTGCCTGGGGCGGTGACTGGACAAATCAACGTGCTGAATACAGTTTGATAGAACCGGTGCTGGACAAAAACTTTGACAGTGACAACACCTATATCAGTCTAAACAGACATGTACGTGCTCATAGATTGGTTGCATTGAGTTATTTGTTTGGTCAGGAGTACAATCGCACAGGTGTGATAACCTATTTGAACAACCCCAATGGCATGCCGCAGTCATTTTTAGACACAGTGGGCTGGCAGTTTGGACCAACACATGATGTCATACGAGAATCTATACTCCGTGGATTTGATCATGTAAAAAATAACAATGCTATCAATCTGGACAGCTACAATATCTATCAGGAATATGGCCAAGGTGCCACTGACAATGCTGGGAATTTTGAAAACAGATTGCGAGCCATGTATCAGGACAGTTTTGTAGAAATAGTGAGTGAGTCTGTATTTGCAGCGCCATCATTCATGATCACTGAAAAAACTGCACATAGTTTTTATGGTTGTAATTTTCCAATTATCCTCGGTGGGTGTGGTATCATATCTCACCTTAGAGAACTTGGGTTTGACATGTTTGATGATGTAGTTGATCATAGTTATGATACTATTGCCAACCCGTTTGACCGCATAGTCGCAGCCATTGAACTCAATCGAACACTGTTGCTTGATACCGAACACGCCAAATCACAATGGAAACAGTGCAGATCACGCTTTATTAGCAATGTTGATACAATTAGGAATATATACAGTTGGTATGAAAACAGAACACGAACAAAATTAACCAGCGTACTTGAACAAATGACTTTGAGAACACCCTTAGGACCGCACTAGTTGCGAGGGCAGGCGGGAAGCCGGGCCTTGATCAAATGAATTCGCTACTCAGATGATCTAAACCGGTTTCATTTTACATTTATCACCGTGCCATTGATCTATGTTACCGATCCCGCTCTCGATTCGACAATGTATGCAGCACATTCTTCTTTTAACTATTCTTGCTTGTAATTGGGAATGTTTTAACTTGACTTCCGATTTCCATTTCCATCCACCTTTAGATTTTCCTTTTTCAACCTTAGGCTGATCTTTTTTTATAAATCCATTTTTTTCTAAACTACGCTTTCTCATTGCATCGCTTATTTTTTTATTATGTTCCGGGGTGCGATTTATCTTAATACCCTTTACGCCACTGCCCAGCAACCCATTTTCGGGCATTAGATTTGCCCAATCCTTAGATTCTACTATTTGTTGTTCTTTAGAAAAACTTAAAGCATACTCTACTATAGATTTCTTATCTGTGAATAGTTGATACCAAATTGTTGTTACATTATTCCCATGCTTCTTAATATGACGCAGCCAGAGCTTCCCAGATCCTTTATATTTTATAGGGTCATTGGCAACAGTTTTTCCAAAATATTTCATTCCGGTGACATTATGTTGCTTAACGTATAGGAAGGTAGGTTTAAATTCTGTCATATTTTATTTATCGCGTCTACTGGGAATCCTAAAGTGAGCAACAACATCTTGACATCTCCTACTGTATCAGTTATACTAGCTGACTACTTTAGGAGATTCTCATGGAAAACAAAACATTCAACGGCGACCAAAAAATCAAACTCACCCAGATCATCAATGAAGGCATGCAGGTCATGCACGAGATTGATACCTTGCAAGGCGGGCTCACCGACACAGTCAAGGCCATTGCAGAGGAACTGGAAATCAAGCCAGCTGTGCTGAAAAAAGCAATTCGCATGGCACACAAGGCCAGCTTTGGGCAAGAACAACAAGATCATGAACTGTTGGAAACAATTCTCACCACAGTGGGCAAGACATTATAAATATTGCGTTACAACGAGTCGCCCACGTTACGGGCAAGCAACACGGCTTACCGGCCATAAACGGAGATACATGAGTTATATTGACAGTCTTTTTGATCGTGCCCACGATCGCATTCACGTGGTGGAACGCCGCAATGGCACTCGAGTCTACAGAGAATACCCCGCAAACTTTGTGTTCTACTACGATGACCCCAGAGGCAAACATCGCAGCATCTATGACACACCAGTGTCAAGGTTCAGCACAAGAAACAACAAAGAGTTTCGCAAAGAAGTCAGCATGCATTCAGGCAAGCAGTTGTATGAAAGTGACATCAATCCAATCTTTCGTTGTTTAGAGGACAACTACAAGGGGCAGGATGCTCCGGATCTGCACACAGCATTTTTTGACATTGAGGTAGACTTCAACAAGGATCGTGGATTCTCACCTGTGGATGATCCGTTCAATCCCATCACTGCTATTTCTGTTTACCTGAACTGGCTGGATCAAATGGTCACCATGGCTGTGCCACCCAAGCACATGAGCATGGCTACTGCACAAGAACTGGTGGCTGACTTTGAAAACACGTTCTTGTTTGAAGACGAGCGTGACATGATCAAGATGTTCCTGGACTTGATTGACGATGCAGACGTGCTGAGTGGTTGGAACTCAGAGGGCTACGATATTCCTTACACTATCAATAGAACCATCCGAGTTCTCAGCAAGGATGACACTCGCAAGTTCTGTCTCTGGGGGCAACATCCCAAGAAGCGTATGTTTGAACGCTTTGGTGCTGAACAAGAAACCTATGACCTAGTGGGCCGAGTACACATGGACTATATGCAGTTGTATCGCAAGTACACCTATGAAGAACGTCACAGCTACAGTCTGGATGCCATTGCTGAATACGAACTGGGAGAGACTAAGACACAGTTCGAAGGCACTCTGGATCAGTTGTATAATCAACACTTCAAGAAGTTTATTGAATACAATCGTCAAGATACTGCACTGCTGGACAAACTGGACAAGAAACTGCGCTTTCTGGAACTGGCCAATGAACTGGCACATGCCAACACTGTGCTGTTGCAGACCACAATGGGTGCTGTGGCAGTGACTGAACAGGCCATCATTGTGGAAGCACATGAACGTGGATTTGTTGTGCCCAACCGCAAGCAACGCAACGACACGGAAGACAATCAAGCAGCAGGTGCTTATGTTGCATATCCCAAAAAAGGTCTGCATGAATGGGTAGGGTCAGTTGACATCAACAGTCTGTATCCTTCGGCCATTAGAGCACAGAACATGGGTCCGGAAACCATTGTGGGGCAGTTGCGGCAGACCATGACTGATCATTACATTCGAGAAAAGATGGCCAAGAACGGAGGCAAGTTTGCAGATGCCTGGGAGAACCTGTTTGGCAGTCTTGAATATACCGCTGTGATGAACACAGAGGTAGGAACTGAAATCACCATTGACTGGCAGGACGGCTCTGAAAGCACTCACTCAGCAGCAGAGATCTGGAAACTGATCTTTGACAGCCACCAGCCCTGGATACTCACTGCCAATGGCACTATTCTTACCTATGAGAAAAAAGGTATCATTCCCGGCTTGCTGGAACGTTGGTATTCAGAACGCAAGGACATGCAGGCCAAGAAAAAAGCAGCAACAGATCCCAAGGACATTGCGTTCTGGGACAAGCGACAACTGGTCAAGAAGATCAACTTGAACAGTTTGTATGGTGCTATTTTGAATCCAGGTTGCAGATTCTTTGACAAGCGCATTGGACAATCAACCACACTGACTGGTCGTGCTATTGCTAGACACATGGATGCATACATCAATGAATGTATCACTGGTGAATATGATCATGTGGGTGCAGCAGTTATCTATGGTGACACAGATTCATGTTATTTCAGTGCTTGGTCTGTGTTGAAAAACGAAGTTGCAGAAGGTCGTATGGAGTGGAGCAAAGAAACTTGTATTCAACTGTATGATTCGATTGCTGATCAAGTGAATGATTCGTTTCCAGGCTTCATGGAACAGGCATTCCATTGTCCGCGGGATATGGGCGAACTGATCAAGTGTGGTCGTGAGATGGTAGCAGACCGCAGCCTGTTTATTACCAAGAAGCGTTATGCTGTGAACATCATTGACCTTGAAGGCAATCGACTGGATGTGAACGGCAAGATTGGCAAGACCAAGGCCACTGGCCTGGATCTAAAACGTTCGGACACACCCAAGGTTATTCAAGAGTTCTTGTTGGAAATTCTAAACAAGATACTGAGTGGTGTGCAACGTGACGACGTGATTGAACATATTCGCAAGTTCAAGTATGAATTCATGGAGCGGCCGGGCTGGGAGAAGGGTTCGCCCAAGCGTGTGAACAACTTGACCAAGTATGGTGCTGCAGAAGCTGCCCAGGGTCGAGCCAACATGCCAGGACATGTTAGAGCAGCCATGAACTGGAACAACCTGCGACGAATGAACAGCGACAACTACAGCATGCAGATTGTAGACGGCATGAAGACCATTGTGTGCAAGCTCAAGTCAAATGCGCTGGGTTGGACATCAATTGGATATCCCACAGATGAACAACGCTTGCCTGTCTGGTTTACAGAACTGCCGTTCGATGATGGGCTGATGGAGGCCACGGTTGTGGATCAAAAGATTGACAACTTGCTGGGAGTACTGGAGTGGGATCTTGCATCTGCAACCAATACTGAAAATACATTCACAAGTTTGTTTTCGTTTGAATGAAATTAAGTGACCTTGTTGGATATCTAAATACTCTGGACACCTTGAGTGTGCAGGCAACTGCAACTGAAACTATCGGAGAGCTGAAAAAGATTGTGAAAATTGTTGAAGACAGTCGAGTGCAGGTGCCCGATGCCCTGGACAGTTTGAACGAATCAAAGAGTCGTGCTGAGAAATTTCTTGGACAGTTTGATCAAAATCTACAGCAACTTAGGGATAGTGTACAGGATTTAATTGTGCAACAAGAGCCTGCATATTTTGCTGACAGCACAGACCTATATCAAACTGGTATGAAAAAAGACACGCCAGAATATATTCTATCAAGACAACTGTCTATAGAACCCTTGACCTGGGTGTTTTTGCAAAGCCGATTGCAACTGTATACTGATTGGCATTATCCAGGCATGGTGATTAGGCCAGCACACAGTCCCGGTGTAGAAGATCTGGTAGCACTTGACCCCATGTACTTGGTGGACACCGACACAGAACTGTTGGAGCCTATGCGAACACAGTTTACTGAAGAGTATCAGCGTAGACTTCGCTATTACGTGGTCAAGGAATACACCACTGATCCGATATTTTGGAACCTGCCAAAACAACAATTTGGATTTGTGTATTCATTTCACTACTTCAACTTCAAGCCTTTGGAAATAGTCAAGCAATACATGACCGAAGTGTTTGGACTGTTGAGACCCGGTGGAAGTTTTGTATTCAGTTACAACAACTGCGATCAGCAAGGTGCAGTAAGTCTTGTGGAACATCACTTTTGTTGCTATACTCCTGGTAGATTGGTGCGTGAGCATGCACAGATACTGGGCTACGAGATCATCTACGAGCACAACAACAACGGCAGCACCAGTTGGATAGAACTAAAAAAACCCGGTGTTCTGGCAAGTATTAGAGGCGGACAAGCCCTGGCAGGAATTTTTAGAAAAGAAGATATTGATGCTGCACCGCCCATAATAATTGATGCCACACCACCAGAATCAGTTGACAGATCAACAAAAGATATCTATAATGAACTAGAGCTAATGGCACTGATTGAGATTGCTGCAATATTGCCGGTGGATCTCAAGGATGCCACCACAAAGGGACAACTCAACATTAAAAAAGTCCGCAGAGCAATATCTGCCAAGATAGAAGCAATGGGATTGTCGGATGAAAAACTCCGAAGATTGATTATACGTTTTAACAAAAGGACCGAAACATGAAAGACTATTTACTAGATATTGTACAACACACATTTGACCTGGGTTGTATTGATTTAATCAAAATTACTGGCACTGATTCTGCTACCACAGTTGGTGGACTAGCCGAAGACAAATCAGTTATTATCGATGCACAGTTTGCCAATCCAATGGCTGACTTTGTTGGAACATTTGGCATGCCCAATCTTGGCAAACTCAAGACACTGTTGAATTTGCAAGAATACAGAGAAGATGCCAAACTGGCAGTCACACGCAAAGCCAATGGTGAACTGGACGGCATTACTTTTGAAAACAAGGTAGGTGACTTTAAAAACAACTATCGATTCATGGCAAGTGATATTGTGAATGACAAACTCAAGACACTGAAATTCAAAGGTGTAAACTGGCATATTACTTTTGAACCCACTGTGGCTGCTATCCAACGTTTGCGAATGCAAGCACAGGCCAATTCAGAAGAACTCAACTTTCAAGTCAAGACTGATGGCAAGGATCTCAAATTCTTCTTTGGTGATCACTCCACGCACAGTGGTAACTTTGTGTTCCAGCATGACATTACTGGTGCATTAAAGCATGCCTGGTCATGGCCAGTGAGTCAGGTCATGAGCATTCTGAGCCTGACTGGAGACAAAACCATGCAGATATCTGATGATGGCTGCATGCAAATCACAGTGAATTCTGGTCTTGCCGTGTACAACTACATTTTGCCTGCACAGACCAAATGATCCCACAACTGGTTGATCGAGGGTTTAGTTACGGTTCCGGAACACTGAGTCCGGATCTGTCACAATTCATTGTGAACATTCCCAAGAACGCCAGTAGCTACATGTTGGACTGGGCAAGACGCCATCAGTGGATGACCGCAGTGGCAGATGATCACAGTGACACCATAACAGAAATGATTGTGATACTGCGAGATCCACTGGATCGCTGGGTAAGTGGAATAGTGCAATACCTAAACACCTATATACTTTCGCCGCAAGGTCCCAATGGTCCTGTGTTTCCTGACGAACCATATTCGCCGCACAACTGGCCCATGGATGCAGTGCAATGGATAGACGGATACAATCAGACCACTGAGCGTTTGATATTTGATGTTGTCAATAGGTTTGATGATCATGTGTGGTCACAGCATGAGTTTGTTGAGGACCTGTTGCCCGCAGTCAAGAGAAAATACTTCTTGTTGGATCGCAACTTTGATGCAGCAATTGCAGACTATCTTGGATTTGCTCCATACTCGGATCTAGACTCAAACTCAGCTGGCAACAATGCCAATATGCGACTGTTGCAAAAATTCTTTGTTGATCGACTACAGCAACGACCCGATCTTGCGCAACGTGTGATCAAGGCGTATGCAAAAGATTACGAATTAATAGCTAGAACAAAACAATGACTCAAGATAATTTTACTGAAAAACAACTGGGTCCTGATGGACTAAGTCAATATGCTGTGTTCCTTCCGGCTATCTCTGGATTCTATGCAACATACATAGGTAAACAGCGTGATCCTGTAAACGGTCCTTATGTTGCTCCCAGTCGTATGCCCAGCGGTATACCAGACATGGAACAAATGAATTGGCTCAACAGTTCTAAAGCCTTGTTTCCCTACAAGTGGAGCCTGTATTCCGGTGGTCATGCCAATCTGGATTTGACCAAGCAGGACTGGTCGGAGGACATGGTTCGCAATCGCGAGCCTGGCACATTCATGCTGGGTGACTCAGGCGGATTCCAGATTGCCAAGGGCTTGTGGGAAGGTGACTGGAAGGCCAACTCAGGTTGTGCCAAAGCACAAAAGAAGCGTGACGCTATTCTCAAATGGCTGGATGGTATCAGTGACTATGCAATGACCCTGGATATTCCCACCTGGGTTATCCATGACAAGAAAGCCAGCGACGCATGTGGCATCAAGACCTTGCCTGAAGCTGTGGCAGCAACCAAGTACAACAACGAGTACTTTATGAAGAATCGTCGAGGAAAGAACGACGGCGGAACAAAGATTTTAAATGTGCTGCAAGGCGACAATCACACCAGTGCAGAATCTTGGTATCAGGAAATGAAGGACTATTGTGACCCTGTGAAATACCCGGACACACACTTTGATGGCTGGGCCATGGGCGGGCAGAACATGTGTGACGTCCACCTGATACTTCGCAGACTGGTAGCACTACGGCATGATAACTTGTTGCAATCAGGCACTCACGATTGGATGCACTTTTTGGGCACAAGCAAACTGGAGTGGGCAGTGTTGCTCACTGTGATTCAACGGGCCATACGGAAATATGTGAATCCAACCTTTACCATCAGCTTTGATTGTGCCAGTCCGTTCCTGGCCACTGCAAACGGTCAAGTGTATCACGAAATTGATCTAACACACAATGAAAAATGGAGCTATCGAATGAGCCCCATTGTGGATGACAAAAAATATTCCACAGACACACGCCCATATGGACCAACTGTGGTAGCAGAAAAATTTGTGGACCACTTTGACGAAAGCCCTATCAGTAGTCAGTTGCAGATGAAGGATATTTGTGTTTACAAACCGGGTGTTCGCAAAACTGATGCAGAATTGAATGGTGAAATATTTGATCCCAACAACATGACTCACTTTCATGTGCCACCAGATCTAAACAAAATTGGTAAGAATGGCAAGACCAGTTGGGATAGTTTTAGCTATGCCTTGCTCATGGGTCACAATGTGTGGACACATTTAGAATCGGTGCAACGAGCAAACCAAACATTCGACGCAGGTGCCGAATGGCCATACATGATGTGGAATGAAAGTGGTGACCATGCACGATTTGCAGACATTGTGGATGCAATTTTTGCTACCACTGATCGAGACGAGTCAGAAGCCATAATTGAACACTATTCCAAATACTGGATGGACATCATTGGCACACGTGGTTTCAAAGGCAAAAAGACCGTGAATGCTAACACAAAGTTCAATGCTCTTTTTGACGTGGAAGAGGTTGACATGATCACAGATGATGTAGTACAATTAAGTACAGCAGCACTAGATCAACTTGAAAACGAGCAGGCAACATGATTAGACCAGATCACGACGAATCAGTAAAGTTCTTTACTGGAACAGAAGTAGAACACACACCAGCATATGGCATGCCCACATTGTTTGTGGTAGGTATTCAAGAGGCGGAATGGATTGCGTATCGCTTGAATGGACGGCGTCATATCTACTTTGGTGCTAATCAAAGTTTTCCCAATCCAGATATAAATGATGCTGCTGCGTGGAAACCTTGGGAAGACATGATCCAAGGCTTTCTTGATCGCGACTATCTATGCACCCTGGACATAGATGTTCGATGTGTAGAAGGCCTGCTGGAATCAGGATTGTGCGAACACCACAACTTTATTCCCATGATATCGGTCAAGTTGCCGTACATTCAGCAACTGGGCTACAATGCCACACTCAAACTGGATGACCGAGACTTTGACGCAACCAATCCCGGAGTATGGTGTCATAGTGTGCATGAATTACAAAATCGAGATCACTTCACTGACTGGTCTAAATATACCAAGGACAAAACATTATGAATCAACGAGAACAATCACTAGCAGACACCCGCAGCAGAATCATGCAGCATGCCCGTCGACAAATTTGGGTCACATTCCAAAAAGAAGGAATCCATAAATATCCAGCTGCTGCCACAGATCCTGCCTTGGCCACTGGAGATGAATATGATGTATCGTTTCTTGCTAGTCCTCACCGCCACATCTTTCATTTCAGGGTGTGGGTCGATGTGTTCCATAATGATCGGGACATCGAGTTCATCCAGTTCAAACGGTGGCTTGAGAATCTGTATCGTGATTCCACTCTGAGTCTAGATTACAAAAGTTGCGAAATGATGGCAGATGATCTTTATGCTCAGATTGCCTCCCGATATCCAGATCGTGCAATCTGGATCGAAGTGTCCGAAGATGGTGAAAACGGCGCACTGGTCAAGTATGAAACTCACCGCCCTGTTCAATCTATCAATATCTAAAAGGAGCCATCATGGCCAAATTGTCTTTCAAATCCAATCCCCGTGTAACTGAGATCTTCGAGGACCTCGAAGCGTATATGGATTTTTGTCAGGAATACGGATATCGCTACAACGAAAGCGATCTCTACAACTTCAAGAGCTATGCATGGCAGCAGTTCAACAAGTGGCACCAGGGCAAGAATGCCAAGAACATGTGGTGGGAAGATGCTCGTAGACTGGCTGGATTTCGTCCTGCATGAGTGGATCAAGAGAAAAAGATTCTGCAGACTTTGATCTAGATCGTTTTATCAACATGTTTGATGAAGCACTGACCAGTCAAGACCCGCGAGTGATTGACGCCTTGCGGGGCTTGTTGATGATTGTTGCACTAACAAGACCTGAAGCCAAGACTTCTGTTGAGCGTGGTCCGCTGAGAAGATTAGTGAATGATGTCACCAACCTAAATAGAAGACTAGGTGTTGTTGAAAATCGTGTGTTGGCCGAAAGAGACCGAGCTATCGCAACAGCCAAGTACAACGGCACAACATTTGGGCAAGTTGAAAGTAGACTTTATCCCAACGAGACCTGGGCACAAGATCAACAGGTACAGAGTTTGAGAGATCAGTATATAAAAGATCAGTATATAAAAGGACTAGTAAACAAATGACCAAATGGCCATTGGTTAGTATTTCCAAGGATAACACCAGTTGGGTTGCTTTGGAAAATATTTTTACTGACCAAGAGCTGGATGAAATTGTTATTCAAGGAAACAGGGTAAAAAAAACATCCGGTACTGTGAGCGGTTCAATTTCGGATTATCGTGTTTGTGATATTGCATGGTTAAAGTCTGACGAGACAGAATCAGATTTTGACTGGGTGTACGCTACTTTAACCGATGCTATTAAAAAAGTCAATAACGAGTATTTTCAATTTGACTTGACCCACCTGACTGCGTTACAATTCACAGTGTACGATGGAAAAAATAACAGCAATTATCAAAAACACATGGATCTTGGACGACCGTTTCCTAACAGGAAGTTGAGTTTTAGTATTCAATTATCAGACGACAACGAGTACACTGGTGGGGATCTAAGATTCCACTACATCAAAACTCAACCAGAGATTGCACCAAGAACTAGAGGAAAAATAATTTTCTTCCCAACCTGGATGGTTCACGATGTTACTCCGGTGACTCAAGGCATACGATACAGTTTGGTAGGTTGGGTGAACGGTCCAAATTTTAAATAAACAAAGGCATATTTTATGAGAAAACTATACTACATGGGACTTGAAAGTTACAAAGCCCGTTACACTCTACAACTAACAGAATGGAATCGGCGTGTGTTTGATCGTCGTGGACTAGATGTTGTTTATGTGCCTGGCATAACTATAGATAACACACAAGCCATCAGTGTTGGCCAAGTTCTGGACGCACACGGGCGCAGTTACTTTGGTATGAGCCAGATGATGAACTTGGTGCAACTCATGAAGAATGGTGAGGTCACACATGAAGACGTTATCTATTTTGAAGACATGTTTCAGCCAGGTATCGAATCACTTCCGTACATACTGGACCAGGTACCTGCTGAGCTGCGGCCTCGCATTTACGTGCGTTGTCTCGCTCAGTCTATCGACCCTGATGATTTTGTTCACGTGTGGGGTATGGCTAAATGGATGGGACTTTATGAGCAAATGGTTAATGAGTTTGTAACCGGAGTACTTGCCACCAACGAAGAGATGGTTGCCCACATGCGTGTTGCAGGCTGGACGGCTCCTATCTACAACATCTCAGGTCTGGCGTTTGGCAAAGAAGAAGTACAAGAACGTGTGGGCGGAGCAGCCGGTATTCTTCCGTTTGCCCAACGCCGTCATCGTGTGGTATTTTCTGCAAGATGGGATCAGGAGAAGCAACCGGATTTCTACATGGATCTAATTGAAGCATATCATCGCCGTCATCCCTTGACTGCTGTGGAGTTTTGCATCTGCTCAGGCGGTGTGTTAAAGTCCAACAATGACTCCTACATGGCCAGAACCCATGAACTAGAAGCAGCAGGTAAACTGACTATTCACCAAGATCTAGGCAAGAATGAATACTACAACATTGTCAATGACAGCCGTGTGGTGTTCAACTGTGCGCTGCAAGACTGGGTATCAAACACAGTGAGTGAAGCAGACGCACTAGGCGCCAATGTGCTGTATCCCGCGTATAGAAGTTTTCCTGAAACGTTTGCCAACGATCACGAAAGACTGTATGTGCCCTGGAGCATAGAAGATGCTCTAAACAAACTGGAAAAGTTATTGTTAGTGCCACACAAGAACATGGGCCGGATCAGTGACTGGACAGATGGCACAGTGGATCGTGTGATTGATATCATCGAAGGCAAAGGCGACATCTGGGCCAGAGATGGCAATCGATATCGCGATCATGCTGCCACAGCCAAATATCGACTACAACAGGCTCAATCATGAGCACCATTGTAGTTACAGGTGCCGCAGGTTACATTGGCGGCGAAATTGCACTGCTGTTGAAAGACGCAGGACACACAGTGGTTGGCATTGATCGCAGACCTCTGCCGCATCATCTTCAAGATGTCATGGACTTTGTGCAAGCAGACTTTGACAGCGATGAATCTTATCGTAAATTGATTTCTGTACAACCCACAGCCGTCATACACTGTGCAGGCACCAGCTTGGTTGGTCCCAGTATTCTGCGCCCGTCTGAATACTACCACAACAATGTGGTCAAGACTCTTAATCTGTTGAACATTGTTATGGCTGCTATACCCCGAGCCAGATTTATCTTTAGTTCAAGTGCAGCAGTGTATGGTGAACCTGTTATGACTCCGTGTCACGAAGTTGATCCCAAAGAACCCATCAGTCCCTATGGTGAAAGCAAGCTGATGGTAGAGCAGATCTTGGCGAGTTATCATCGTGCGTATGGACTGGACTATGTGGCATTTCGTTACTTCAATGCCTGCGGCGCAGACAGTCAAGGTCGCCACGGACAAGAACCCGGAGCCACACACATCATTGCTCGAGTGCTAGAAAGTATCATGCAGGGGCAAGAGTTCACACTCAATGGCATTGACTATGCCACACCAGATGGCACCTGCGTTCGGGACTATGTGCATGTGGAAGACATTGCACGGGCGCACAGACTGGCTCTGGACCCTCAACTGGAACCAGGTGTGTACAATCTAGGCACCAGCACAGGTGTTAGCAATCAAGAAATTATCACACAAGCACAACAAGTCACTGGACATGCTGTGGTCATGACCATTGGTCCAGCTAGACCAGGCGATCCTCCTGTACTGACTGCTAGTGCAGCCAAGATTGATGAGATCTCTGGTGGTGCATGGCGACGGCATGATCTACATGACATGATATCGCATGCATGGGCATGGTACAATCGATAACATGTTCTGCAAGATACTTGAGTTTGAAACTGCACTGGCTGAATACACCGGTGCTCCTTATGCGATCATGACTGATTGTTGCACACATGCCATTGAGCTTTGCTTGAGGCATGACCAAACAAAGACGGTCACGTTCACGCCCTACACCTATCTAAGTATTCCCATGCTGATGCACAAGCTGGGCATTGAATACTCTTACCTAGATCATGAATGGCAGCGTTGGACCACTGAGTATCAGTTTCACAACACCAGGATCTGGGACAGTGCTAGACACATGGAACGCAACATGTATCGCAAAGGACAGATGCAGTGTGTGAGCTTTGGGCACGGCAAGCCCTTGAGCGTGGGTCGTGGTGGCGCTATCTTGTTGGACGATCGTGATGCATATCAGACCATGATTCAGCAACGCTACGACGGTCGCGATCTCTCTATCGCACCCTGGCCTGCACAAAGAACATTTCGAGTTGGTTATCACTATAAACCCACCATAGAAGAAGCTGTACAGGCTCTGACTGTACTACAAGGATTTGAGCAGACACCACCCAACATGCCTCTGGTAGTTTATCCTGATTGCAGAGAAATTACTATTACATCTTGACACTACGACCTAAATAGTGTATACTTAACAAACGCAATCCACTGCGCTATCATCGGAGAATAAAAAATGGACACAAGTAAAAATTTATCGCAAGTGATTCGCGATCGAATGAACAACGACGGCAAAAGATTCTGGGCCGGCGATAATATTGCAGATTATCTTGAAGAAGACGACAAAGAAATCTTGGTCAACGAAGCCACTGTGGCATTCGAAGGTGTGCTAGACAGTCTACTAATTGATCGAGAAAACGATCCCAATAGCCAAGGCACAGCAAGACGCTTGGCCAAGATGTACTACAACGAAATTATGGCAGGAAGATATGAACAAGCTCCCGACGCAACAGCATTTCCAAATGATTCAGCAGACCGTTACGAAGGTATGTTGGTGGTACGTAGCGAGTTGCGCTCTATGTGCAGTCATCATCATCAGCCCGTTAGTGGGGTCGCTTACATTGGCATCATCGCCGCACAAAAACTTATTGGTCTTAGCAAGTACACTCGTATTGCTCAGTGGTGTGCTCGTCGCGGGACTCTCCAGGAAGAACTTTGCAACGACATCGCCAGAGAAATAATGAAGGCTACTGACACCGACGATGTAGCTGTGTACATACAGGCCATTCATGGCTGCTGTGAGAATCGCGGCATCATGGCACATAGCAGTCTTACACAGACCACAGTACTCAAAGGTGCATTCAACACTGACCAAAGCACCAAGAAAGAGTTCTTTGACAACATCAAACTGCAACAGGAATTTGCACCACGATGAAACAGTACATTTCCAACCAAGCTCGCACTGTGTTTTTGCCCTGGGAACCGGGCATGATTGAGTGGTTGCAGGCCAACTATCCCTACAGTCGATATCACGTGGTGGAGGTGGCATGACTCAGTATGACACACTAGGGCATGCTGCCCGAATGGGTTCTGCACCCTGGAGTCAAGTGGCAGCGGAACTGAGTAGCGTTCGCGTGGCGGTGTTTCGTGATCTCTTTCCAGTCACCCACGGTCACTTGTTGTTTGTGCCTAGAATCAATACACCAGCAGTGATCCGAGACTGTTTTGAATCTGCACTGGCCGAAGGCAACCGAATGGTTGCAGCCGGAGAATGCGATGCATTCAACGTGGGCATGAACTCTGGTGCTGCTGCTGGACAAACAGTAATGTATCCACATGTGCATTTGATTCCTAGACGCACCGGCGACTGTGCTGATCCTGTGGGCGGAGTGCGGGCAGTGATCCATGGCCAAGCCAACTATCATTCTGGCGGCTATCAATTGCCAGCATAAGTACTGATCTAACAGCGGCCTTTCTGGCATCATTCCCGCTATACAAACTCTGCTGCCTATGCTATAATACACATAGGAGAAATCATGGCACAAAAATTCTTTAGTACAAAAACATACAAGCAAATTGGACCTGTTGCTTATCGTCAGTGGCGTGCAGATAGCCACTGCAATTTGATTCATGGTTATGCCATGAGCTTTCACTTTGAATTCGAAGCAGACACATTAGATGCCCGTAATTGGGTCACAGACTTTGGCGGTCTAAAGCCTCTCAAGGCCAGTCTCGAAGAATGGTTTGACCACACCTTGCTGGTGGCACAAGATGATCCCATGCGTGAACACTTGTTGGAACTGGGCAGACTCAAATTGGCCAAGATTACTGAAGTTGAACGCACTGGCTGCGAAGGCATTGCTGACTTTTTGTACAAGTATGTAAATGGTATTTTCTTGCCCAACTGTGGCACTGAAGAGGCGGCTCGTGTTTGGTGTACCAAAGTAGAGGTACGTGAAACCGATTCAAACATGGCGGGGCGTCAAGGCCGTCGTGAAGACAATGAAGACTTATTTTAAAGGAAACACTATGTTAGACAAATTATTTGGAAATTTAGATCGCAAGCTGGCGTATAAAATTATGGCCTTCCATATTTTTATTATTGCTTTTAGCAATTATATCGTTCAGTTCACATTCAACGTTTTTGGTCATCCTCTGGCCTGGGCAGCGTTTACATTCCCCTTAGTGGTAGTGGCAACGGATTTGACTGTTCGCATGCTGGGCAAAGAGATGGGTCGAGCAGTAATTGCCCTGGCATTTATTCCTGCTATCCTGGTTAGCATGGCTGTGGTATCTCTAGGAGGCGCACCTGATTCAGTTGCAGTCCGTATTGGTCTGGGATCAGGTTGTGCATACTTTATTGCCACAATGTTGGATGTGTATGTGTTTCAGTATTTTCGTGAACGCTATACCCAGTGGTACATTGCTCCGTTGTTGAGTTCGATTGTGTCAACCATCATTGATACTTACACATTCTTTGGTGTGGCGTTTGCTGGTGGTGCCAATGAGTTCATGGCTGCTAACTGGCACATTGTTGCTACCAATCATATTATTACCAAGATCGCAGTGAGTCTTGCAGTTATCTTGCCAGCATACGGCGTGTTGTTGAGTTTCTTGCAAAAACGAGTACTGCACTTGGATGCTGCAAACTCCGGCAACTGAGATTGCATTGACTCAACCAGTTGATATCAGTATCCTGCTGCCCACTAGAGGGCGGTCGGATGCTCTCATGAGCAGCATTGAAAGCCTACGCAGTCTTGCGGAAGATTTTGACACTATCGAAATCTTGTTTGGTGTTGACAACGACGATGTCGTGGGCATGGAGAACATGCTGCACAATGTACTTCCCTGGATTGAAGCTCACAAAATCAATCACAAGATAGTTGTTTTTGAACCCTACGGCTACAACAATCTACATCGATATGTAAATGGCCTGGCGGAAAATAGTCAAGGTGCCTGGTTGTTTTTCTGGAACGACGATGCTGTAATGATCTCCACTGGATGGGACTCACGCATACGCGAGCGTACTGGTGAGTTTCGACTGTTGAGTGTACACACTCACAATGAACATCCTTACAGCATTTTTCCTATCCTGCCAAGAAAGTGGTTTGAAATTCTAGGACACATCAGTCAACACAGCAGCAATGATGCGTATGTGAGTCAGATTGCTTATTATCTAGACATATTTGAACGCATTGAAGTGTATTGTGATCACAATCGTTACGATATAACTGGAATCAACAATGATGCAACCTATCAACAACGTCGTGTGATGGAAGGTGATCCTGGCCAGGCTGGGGATCTAAATCATCCTGACATGATCAAATTGCGTGGGCATGACACTGCTGCTCTGGCCACCTGGATGCAAGATCACGGTCTGGACCTGACATTTTTTGTTGATGCCTGGGAAGGCCGGCAGGATCCCTGGGTCAAAATGCGAGCCAACGACATCAACAATCAAGTTGATGCCACAGCACGAAGAGTAAATACCACATGACAAAAAAGAAAATCAGCTTTGTTCAACCCAACTTCCAGCAAGGCCCCAAGGAGTTCAATGCCTACTACTTGCCTTATTCAGCTGGTGTAATCCTGAGTTATGCACTGGGCAGCGAAAAAGTCAGTGCAGCCTGGGAGTTAGATCACTTGGTATGGCGCAGAGAGCCAATTGAGGCTCTGGCAGCAAAACTCAGCACCAGTGATGTGGTTGCTTTTTCAACCTATGTATGGAATCACAGATACAACTATCGGTTGGCACAAAGAGTCAAAGCCCTTAATCCCACGTGTTTGATTGTGTTCGGCGGACCCGAGCCTGCTATTGAAGATCCTGACTTGTTTGCAAAAGAGCCGTTCATGGATCTGGTGATCAAGATGGAAGGCGAGATGACCTTTCGTCACATTCTAGAAGATCACGGCTCTGATTACACACATATTCCTGGGCTCTTGATCAACTCTCCTGCTGGCTTGGTCGACACTGGAGATCCAAAACGTATCAACGATCTAGACGAAGTTCCTAGTCCATATCTAACCGGCATATTTGATCGCATGATGGCCGACAATCCTGATGTTATCTGGAATGCCACTCTGGAAACAAATCGCGGCTGCCCGTATCAATGCACATTCTGCGACTGGGGCAGTCTTACCTACAACAAGGTCAAGAAGTTTGAACTCGAACGTGTGTATGACGAACTGGACTGGATTGGCGAACACTGCGGATTTGTCACAATCACTGATGCCAACTTTGGCATGTTTGTAGAACGTGACAACATGATTGTGGACAAACTGATTGAAGTTCAGAAGCGTTGGGGCAAACTGGAAAGTTTCTCCATGACCTGGGCCAAGAATCAAAAGAACGAAGTTGTGGACATTGTGAAAAAACTAATTGATGAATCGCCTAACTTCGGCCAAGGTCTCACAGTCAGTGTACAGAGCATGGACAATGACGTACTAGAGAATATCAAACGTAGAAATCTTGATCAACACAAGATTGACGAGATCTTTGCCTTGTGTGACAAAAACAATATTCCTGTGTACACAGAACTGATTCTGGGCTTGCCTGGCGAGACTGTGGAATCCTGGAAAGAAGCTTTCTGGAAGATCTTCCGAGCAGGCAATCACGGTGGTATCAACATCCTGCAATGTCAGCTGTTGGAAAATGCTGAGATGAACCTGTTGCAGAAGAAATTATACAAGTTGGAATCGGTGCCGGTGTATGATTACATGAGTGGCAGCTACGGTGATGTTGATCTTAATGAAAGCATTGATGTGGTAGTAAGCACCAAGACCATACCGCGAGAAACCATGTTGGATACTCTAGTATGGTCAAGTTTTATACAAACTTTTCACATCAATGGACTTTCGACCTACATTGCTAGATATCTGGCCAAGCATCAAAATATTGATTACAGTAAATTCTACGAAGACCTGTATGCATGGGTACAAAAAGATCCTTGGTTCCAGTTGCAATTTATTGAGACACGCAGTTACTTTGAGAACTGGATGACCAAGGGTCGTATTGATCATCCCAGAATTGGCAACATCGAAGTGTTTGGCTGGAACCTCATGCACCGCACTACCTTGTACATGGTCAAAGACAAAATGATCAACTATGTGTTTGAATCGCTTGACAAATTCCTGGACAACCACTATAATATAGACTCACAAGTGAAACGTCAACTGTTGCAGTTTCAAAGAAACTATGTGATTGACTACAGAGATCTAAAATCTCTGCCAATCACACAGGCATTTGACTATGACTTCCTGGGATATATTTTGGACAATACCGAACTAACAAATGCCACTGTTTATCAATTTGCCACCACAGAATCACCTGCCATGAGCGAGGATCGATTTTTAGAGAACATGTACTTTGGTCGAAAACGCAACTTTGGAAAAACCACTATCACATATGTAACAACATGAGTTTACTTGAACAAAACCCCAACATAGATATCAGTGTACTGTTGCCGGTCCGCGAACGGCCGGGCCCCATGGAGGATTGTCTACGCACTCTAATTGACACAGCATCGGCACCAGAACGAATTGAAGTATTGATTGCGTTTGACAATGACGACACAGACACCATTGAATATTTTGTTGATGTGATTGCTCCGTATCTGGACAGCAAAAAAGTCACATATACTGCCATGCAATTCAAACGCCTGGGCTATATCAGACTCAACGAATATCTCAACAAGCTGGCTGAAAATAGTCAAGGTGCCTGGATGTTCTTCTGGAACGATGATGCTGTAATGACCACAACTGGTTGGGATGACGTCATACGCTCTCACAATGATCAGTTTGCATTGCTCAGAGCAGAAACCAATCATGAGCATCCATATGCTATATTTCCCATCCTGCCGCGCAAGTGGGTAGAAATTACTGGACACCTTTCTCCGCATCAAATCAATGATGCATGGACCAGTCAGATTGGATGGATGTTGGATATTGTGGTCACTATACCTGTAATGATTGAGCATCAACGCTATGATCTAACTGGCAAGAATGGTGATGACGTTTTTAAGAATCGTCCCATGCTGGAGGGCAATCCCAACAACCCCAGAGACTTCAATCATGTTACCTGGCGTAAACGTCGTATGCAAGAAGCCATGATGATTGGCAACTATCTAGCACCACTCGGCTACGATCTAACCCACTTTAAGTTAGGCCTAGAGAACAAAATAGATATCTGGGAAAAAATGGCAGCCCTGGACAAAAAAGGCCTAATGAAACAATGGAAGATACACGAACTTGACCACTGAACTAATAGACAAAATCAAACAGTACTGGAATGCACAGCCCTGCAACATCAAGCACAGTTTGGGTGTGCCTGGCACAGAACAGTACTGGAATGAAGTTACTGAGCGTAGATTTTTTGTAGAACCACATCTGCGTGACTTTGCGGGTTTTCACTCATGGCGTGGCAAACGTGTGTTGGAAATAGGATCTGGTATTGGATCTGACGCTGTGGAATTTGCACGGCACGGTGCTGACTATGTGGGCATTGATCTTTCTGCAGAATCTGTGGCCATGAGCCGCCAACGATTCGACCTGTTCGGGCTAGCTGGAGAGTTCCATGTGATGGATGCTGCCGATGGTGCAGCAGTGTCCAGTCTAGGACAGTTTGATCTGGTGTACTCATGTGGTGTATTGCATCACTATCCAGACATGACTGCGTGTCTAGACAACATTCATAATGCATTGAGGCCCATGGGTGAATTCCGTATGCTGGTGTATGCAAAGAATTCCTGGAAGTATGCCATGATCCAGAAGGGTCTGGACCAATTTGAAGCACAATCCGATTGTCCGTATGCCAAGGCCTACAGCCGAGAAGAAATTTACGATCTACTACAAGGACAATTTGAGGTCCTAAGGATTAGACAAGATCATTGTTTCATGTATAATGTACCCAATTACCGCCAAGGCGAGTACGAACTAGAACCCTGGTTTGCTGCCATGCCCGAAGACATGCGAGCAGCAGTCAAAGAATACCTGGGATGGCATTTGTTGATTAAAGCACGGAAAATATGAGCAAATTAAAAATAGCAGAGCTGTTTTACAGCATACAAGGTGAAGGACGCTACATGGGGGTGCCCAGTGTGTTCTTGAGAACATTTGGATGCAACTTTAAGTGTTCCGGCTTTGGAATGCCGACAGGCAAAGCAAGTCAAGAGGTTGAAGCAATTGCTGCACGTATCACAGAATTCAAAGATTACACTGAGCTTCCACTTGTCAGCACAGGCTGTGACAGCTACGCCAGCTGGGATCCGCGATTCAAAGATCTAAGTCCAATGCTTGAAAGCAATGCTATTGTAAATCGCATTATGGAAATACTTCCGCAAAAGCGTTGGGAAGATGAGCATCTGGTTATCACAGGCGGTGAGCCCTTGTTGGGGTGGCAACGTGCTTATCCTGACTTGCTGTCACATGCTAGCATGAATAAACTCAAAGAGATCACATTTGAGACCAATGGCACTCAAAAGCTAACTCCAGAATTTGCTGCGTATCTACATACTTGGGCACATCATCATGATAAAGATTTTTGTAGAGAAATTACATTTAGTGTCAGTGCCAAACTCAGTTGCTCTGGTGAATCAAGACATGAAGCTATTCAGCCAGAGATTGTGTGCGAGTACCAAGACGTTGGCAACACATATCTCAAACTGGTAATTGCCACAGAGCAAGATGCTGAAGAAGCCCTGGAAACCGTTGACATCTATCGTGCAGCCGGATTTACCGGACATGTTTATCTAATGCCCATTGGTGGTGTAGAAAGTGTGTATGCTTTGAACAACCGTGCTGTGGCAAACTTTGCCATGAAGAATGGTTTGCGTTATAGTGATCGGCTGCAGGTACCTTTGTTCAAGAACGAATGGGGCACTTGATTGGAAACTAAAAAACGAACAGTGGTTAGGATGATTACCTATCGGCTGACAGCCTGGATATTCACTATCTTATGGACATACTTGTTTACTGGAGACCTTGGTAGTGCTACCGGATTTGCTACAGTATTACATATTCTGTTAAGTGTTGATTATTACATACACGAAAGAATTTGGTTAAAAATAAAGTGGGGCACTTGAGAGAGTGACTGACAAACCAAATATACTAAAAGGACGCGAAAGCTACGATAGTACTAGTACAGGAGCAATCATTCCATTCCTTAACAGGAATGTTACTCCTTATGCTACCGAAGCTGGAGGTCCTAAATTTGATCTTGTTCCAGTTACTGAACAAAAAGATCTAATGATCAATCATGCCAGGATGTATGCCCAGCAAGAATATGATCGTATAATGACCCTGGTTCGTGTGCTGGAAGAACAGGCACAGCAGATCAAACGCAGACTGGAAATAACAGATGCAGTGCATGGCGCAGAGTTTCAGTTCAAATTGGTCATGGGTAAGAGTTACTGGTTGGTGTGGGAAAAGAGATTAGAGAAAATGTTGTTGGTACCCAATGGTCCAACAAATTGGAGCAGTGGTGCTCCGGAAGATTACGAGTATGTGGCACAGGTAAAATACATGGGCGATCATACTTGGATGGAAATAAAAGAGGATTGATATGGGACTGTTTGATAAATTTTTCAAGCCAAAAAAGGCAGCTGAGGCACCGGTGGCACCCGCTCCACCCAAACCCAAGGCACCGGTCAAGAGTGCTAAACAACTGGCAACCGAAAGCAATGAGCCATATGTGAACATCTTGAGTCTAGACGTGGATCTTGACAATCTGCATCAGGGTGCGTTTGAACTGGACTGGAATGAAATCTTTGTGGCACGACTGGTCAAAGCCGGCTACATGATCAAGAAGGACGATACCGACGCTGAGATTGTGGATCGTTGGTTCCAGAATGTGTGTAGACATGTTGTGATGGAAACCTGGGAACAGGAAGAAGCCATAAACAAATCAGGCGTGTGGGTACGCAGTACCAGTATTGGTGACGGTCGCTCAGAAGTGAGTTGAGTGATGATCACAGAAGTCTATATCAATGGTGATAGTTATTCTGCAGAACCTATAGGACAAATTTCGTACAGCAGTTTTATTGCTAACATAATAGATATTCCTGTAATAAATCACGCAGTGGCAGGATCTTGCAACGATCGCATATTTCGAACAGCCCTTGAATACTGTGCAAATTTAAAACAAAATCAACGCCCGTTGATAATTATTGGATTTAGTTTTATAACTAGAGAAGAAATTTGGGTTGAGGACATAGCAAAGTATTCAGTCAGAATAAAAGATTATCCTGGATCTCAATTGATTACATCAAACTGGATGGATAAGGTTGATGAATCGACTATGCATGCAATTATTGATCAGAATATCAACAAACAGGTAACACATTTTTATACCAAGTTGTTTATGTTTGTTCAGACTTTGAAGTCTATGGATCTTCCATACTATATTTTTTCAGCAGCCAACAATACAGATTATAGAAATTTAAATTGGAATAGTTTAAAAAATTTGCAGATGTTTCAAAGACTTAGTCAAGATTCAAACATTGTAAATCTACACGAATTTAACATAGGTAAATGGGCAAAGGACAACCATCTCAACACTACACCAACATATCATCTCTATGAAGATGGTCATAAAATGTTTGCTGATTATCTATTAAAAAATGTAATCAATGATTCTCTACGTCAACGGTGACAGCCATGCTGCTGCCGCTGAAGCAGCAGTCCCACATGCCTGGGCACAGGATGACAGCATGTACTGGGGTCTAGGGCAACAGCCGCATCCTGACAACGAACGTGCGAGCTTTGGCTGCGAATTGGCCAATTGGTTACGGGCAATACTGTATCTTGATGCACAAGCAGGTGGATCCAACTCACGCATCATGCGAACCACCCGAGACTGGATCAAACAAAACAAACAAGACGTATCAGACCTGTTTGTGCTGATTCAATGGAGCACCTGGGAACGCGAAGAATGGTGGCATGACCACACCTGGTGGCAGGTCAACGCCAGCGGTATAGATCAAGTGCCTGAACAATTACAAGATCAATATCGACAATTTGTGACTGACATAGACTGGGCCAAGTGCAGTAAACAGGCACACGAAGACATTTGGCAATTTCATTGTGAACTTGAACAGCAAGGTGTACGGCATTTGATGTTCAACGGTAACAGTCATTTTGGCAATATCACACAGCAACAGGACTGGAAAGCCACTTACATGAGTCCGTACAGTGCTGATCAAACCTATGACTCGGTACTCAGACGTCGAGGATTTTGCACAGTAAGTGCAGATAGTTGGCATTTTGGGCAAGATGCCCATTGCTTTTGGGCGGAACATGTGTTACAATACATTAAAGATAACCAACTACTGAGTCCTAATGAAATACCTTCTTATTGACACAAGCAACATGTTCTTTCGAGCACGGCATCAGGCACACCGTGCTGCGGACTCCTGGACCAAACTAGGCTTTGCACTATATCTAACCTTGATGAGTGCCAACAAGGTTGTGCGGCGATTCCAAGCAGATCATGTGATTTTCTGTCTCGAAGGTCGCAGCTGGCGCAAAGATCACTACAAGCCCTACAAGGCCAATCGTGCTGTGGCTCGTGCGGCCATGAATGATGAACAGGCCGAAGAAGACAAGCTGTTCTGGGAAACCTATGATGAGCTGACTAAATATCTCAGCAACAAGACCAATTGCAGTGTGATTCGTGAGCCCCAGGCCGAAGCGGATGACATCATTGCACGATGGATAGCCCTACACCCCCAAGACGAACACATAGTTGTCAGCTCAGACACAGATTTTGTGCAGCTGATCGCACCCAATGTCAAACAGTATAACGGTATCACTGATGAGCTGATCACACTAGATGGAATCTTTGATGTCAAGGGTCAACTGATCAAGGACAAAAAGACCAAGCTGCCCAAGACTGTGCCTGATCCTGCCTGGTTGTTGTTTGAAAAGTGCATGCGTGGCGATACCAGTGACAATGTGTTCTCAGCATATCCTGGTGTGCGGACCAAGGGCACCAAGAACAAGGTTGGACTGGAAGAAGCATTTGGCGACATGGGCAAAAAAGGCTATGCCTGGAACAATCTCATGTTGCAACGTTGGATTGACCACAATGGTGAGGAACACAGAGTCTTGGATGATTATGAACGCAACCGTGCCCTAATTGATCTCACAGCACAGCCACAAGAGATCAAGGATCTGGTGGATGCTGCCATACGTGCTCAAGTGAGTCACAAGGATGTGGGACAAGTGGGCAGTCACTTTTTGAGATTCTGTGGCAAGTATGAATTGGTCAAGTGCAGCGACTCAGCAGACAGCTTTGGACGCTGGTTGAATGAAACCTACAAAGGAGTATTGAATGAACATAGTAGCTAAACCCATAGTCAAAGATCAGTTCTGGATTTTGAAACAGGACGATCGCAAGGTCGGCAACATTGAAGCCACTGATGATGGCTTTGCAGTCAAGATCAACAACAAGATTACGCCATTCAAGACCATGGCCATGATCCGTAAACAAGGCGATATTGAATTTGCTGCGGTAGGAAATCGACCGTCAAAGGAACCTGCCAGTTATCAGGTGCAGGGTTATCCATCCGGTTCACGAGTGTACAATCCCATCTGGGATGTGCAGCACAAGTTGCCCCTGTACACCAAGAATAAAAAATCCAGATCCTGGTATGCTGCTGGCTGGTATCAGGTCAAACAACGCAGAACATGGACTATTGAGCAGAGTCCCAAACTTATTACCTTGCAGCGTTATCAATACCAAGGTCCATTTTACACCAAAGAAGAAGCCAATGTCAAACCTCTTCCGTGATCAGGAAAAATTCATGAAGGCCTGCGACCAAACGGTCGCACAACACAACATGGCACAGTTCATGTTGTATAGAAATTTGATCGAAGAAGAATGCAAGGAACTAGCGCAGGCATGCGACACAGATGATGCAGTGGAAACACTGGACGCCTTGATTGATATCTTGGTTGTGACCATTGGTGCCATTCACTCCATGGGTGCAGACGGTGAAGGTGCCTGGAAAGAAGTCATGGCCACAAACTTTGCCAAGATTGGTGAAGATGGCAAGGTGCGCAAGCGTGAAGATGGCAAGGTGTTGAAGCCAGTGGGCTGGGTCGCACCTAACTTGAAATCATTCCTAGAGCGAAAAGGCGCATTCAACAAGTTCTCTTAATGAGCATACATATAAATCGATTTGTTGATTCAGTAAAAGCACACGAATCTCGCGGGCAAAAGGACTTTGTCATGAGCCTGCGAGATGCCAAGGATCTGCACAGTGACATAACCAAAATGTTGTTGGCAGTCACTGAACTGCAACGCCGACTGCTGGACACAAACAATTCACAGATCGTCAACGTGGAACTCTCGGGCAAAGACTTTTAAACTACATACATTTCTGATAAATAAATGTAGGAGTATTACTGCATGAGTCGCCCAAAGCCAAAGGTGTTGATAGAAAACACCAACAAACAAACTTACAAATCTGAGCAAGTGTTGGCCAGCGAAGGTATCTGGGCGGTGTTTTTTGACAACTTGCCCATCAACCTAAAGACTTCTAATCTGCTGACTCAGTATCCTGGACCCAAGTACAAAAAGGTCTCGTTTTCGAACCCGGGACACGCAATCAATCTTGCACGAAAATTGAATGTGCAATTTCGCACTGACAAGTTTTCAGTAGTGCTACTCAAGCAAGGGGACAAGATATACCCCGATGCTCGATAAATCCCAACTCACCCAACAAATCTTACAAGGCTTGCCGACAGACGATTGCCCTGCGTTTGACGAAGCATTTGCCGCCTGGTGGATGGATTCTCGCGACAGGGGCGGTATGCGATTAACCACAGCAGGTTATCAGGCCATTGCCACAATTGATATTGCGGCGTATGTGTTTGATATTCCAGTGAGCATGGCTCTGCTGCCACGACATCTGCTGCTGATGGATCGAAAGCTAGATTGCCCTTATTATCTCAGGACAGGAAAGAAACCGCAGATCACCTTGTTTGGCAGCGAGCAGGCGTTAATGCTGACCATGTATGGGGATTTGAACAGATTCATGCGGTATCTGGAACGCACCTAGCGGTTGACCTTTATTGCCCAAAATGCTATAATATGGGCATACGCAAAAAGGAGCCGGAGATGAACGAACGAATCGCAGAACTTTACGACCAGGCTATCATAATTGAAAATGGTGGAGATTATGTGTGTGGTGAATTGGATCCAGAAAAGTTCGCTAACCTGATTGTGGCTGAATGTGCCGAAATTGCACTAGTTGATGGACAAGCCACTGGCAACTTTGAGCTTTTCAACAAGATTTCAAGGCATTTTGGGGTGAAATAATTCGGTTGACCATTATTGCCCGAAATGCTATAATACACGCATGGAAGCAAAAAACATCACCCGTAAAAAGCGAACAGATCGTATGCATGCAATATACATGCTGCAATCTGGTGCTGATTTCTACATTGGCGTCACTGCCAAGACTGCCAGCACAGTGAACCGAAGTGTGCAGACTCGTTTCAACAAGCACGTTTATCGCAGCAGAACTGAAGACAAGAGTTGGGCACTGTATGAGTGCATGCGCGAGCGCGGTGCAGACAGTTTCACAGTGGTGATTGTGGACGTGGTGCGCGGCAAGAGTGCTGCTCACGCTCTAGAGCGCGAACTCATACGTGAGCATCGACCCAACTTGAACAGCGATGTTCGTGGGTGCTGATCGGGTTGACCATTATTGCCCGAAATGCTATAATACACACATACACAGCAACAAGGAGCCATGAATGAACGAACGAATTAAAGAACTTAAAAAGCAGGGCAAAGAACCTTCAATTAAAAAGGTTAAAAAACGTATGAAAGAAACAAACAACGAAAGTTTTTATCAAGCCCGTGAACAGATGCGTAACGAGGAATATGGTCCTTTGCCTCCTGGGTATTCTTCTTGGGGAATGTATTGGAAATCACTATGAACGAACAATTTATGAAACTATTGGACCAGGCTCGTGAATTAGCCGATGAAGTGTTTGATTATGACGGCTCAGATTACGCTGAGATTGTTCAAGAAAAGTTCGCCGAACTGATTGTGCAGAAATGTGCTGACATAGGTGCGCTCAAGGCTGACGGCAATTATGAAGTTTATAACAGCATTGTGGAATACTTTGGTATGCAGGAGCCCGAAGAATGAAAAACAAATTAAATGAACTCAGACTGGATGCTGGTATTGCCCGTATCGAAAACCAAAAATGGTTATGTGTGTTGGACAAAGAAACTGGCATGATGGTTGACCCCTTGATTGGTTTGGAAAAGTTTGCCGAACTGATTGTGCGGGAATGTGCGTTGCAATGCAATCACAATGATGACATGGATCGTATTCTAGAACATTTTGGAGTTGAACAATGAAAAAAGCCCTTGCGTTATTGATGTGTGGTTTACTGTGTGTGGGTGTACCGGCCCAGACCTGGGATTTTAACAATTCCGGCAGCAGAATATTTGACATGAGCAAGAATCAAACAGAAAAGACCGTGGTCACTGTGCGATACGTTCCTGCAGCCAAACTACTGGAGGCATGCAATGCACAAAGTCGTGAGTTTGGGTTCAACGGTTTTCCGGGTGGTGCCCTGGCCTGCTCCTGGAACTGGCCCGATCGCTGCTACATAATCCTGCCGGAAAAAGTAGACATGCGAACAGTGGGCCATGAGTTCTTGCATTGCCTACAAGGCCAGTGGCATTGATAATCATGTGGGTGCTGTTGGTCATAACCATCATGGCACAAGGGGAACAGCCTGCCCAATTTAGCAGTGCCATCTACGCTGGTCAGGCCGCTTGTGAACGGGCCAAAATCCAGGCCCAGCGGCGACCAGCTACTGTGGGCTATTGCTCGTTTGAAGCCACGAGAAAATCCTAGGTTGACCTTTATTGCCCGAAATGCTATAATACATACATAGCAGCAAGGAGCACAACATGGCGTACAATTCACCCAAATTTGACAAAGACGCACACTATGCTTCCAAGTCAACAAAAGAACTGGAGCAGTTGATTAAGTTCTGGGAAGAGTCTATTGCCAAACATGGCAGCAACACTGCCATCAACGAACTGCACATTGTTAAAATGAAACTGGCCGAGCGTATTGGCAAGAAAGAGTAAGGAGCACTACATGATGGTTATGGTAGCAAAAACAACAGACGGACGATTTGTAGAAGTCGTGCGGGTTGCTGAAACTGTGGCCTTCAGTACTGAGCCCGACTGGGTGATGATATGCATGGACTGGCAACAATCTGAACGCAGAAAGAGCCAGTTCAGATGGGTGCCTGCCAGCACCAGATTTGAATGGGTACGTGAATTTGTAGGAGAAGCAGAATGAACGAACAAATTGGAAAACTTATCTCTGAGGCTATTAAGGCAATTCCCGACCATGTAGACTTTGATTTGCCTAAAGAGTTTACTGAAAAGTTCGCCGAGTTGATTGTGAGAGAATGTGCTCGATCCATTGAGAAAACAATTGAAACTAATTGTGATACTGATAGTGAAAAGATGGGTTGTGAATTTGCTATTACAGATTTGTTGAAACATTTCGGAGTTGAACGATGAACTGTATTAACTGTGGTAAACCCCACAACGGACATTTCATCATGTTGCTGGGCGTGTTCAAACTCTGTCGGCAATGTGAAACAACAGGCACACAGAACGAGAACATGTTGAAGCAAGGGATTGTGGTTGAGTCAGTGGATCGAAAAACTGGCCAACTGGTCAAGCAAACATTTCGGAGTTGATGTATAAACCAACGAATTGATCAACTGTGGGCACAGGCCCTGGATGCAGCAGTGCCTGAAACATACACCCGGCTGAGTCACAGCCAGGTGCTCAAAATCAAACAGGTGTTCGCTGACATGATTGTGCGGGAATGTGCTGAAGTTGTTTATTCCCGTTCAGGTCATGCTACCCCTCAAGATTTGTATGAACATTTCGGAGTTGAAGAATGAAAGTATATTTTAACAAACGACTTATTGTGGTTGAATCGAATGTGACATGGGCACTGCCTTACTGGAAGGCACGCAAGGCAACAAATTCAACTGCTATCACTTGGGAGATTCTATGAACGAACGAATTCAAAAACTTGCTGAACAGGCTACATCTATTCAAGGCCCCACTCCTTACAATCCACTTACCTTTGAAGTGTTTGATAAAGAAAAGTTCGCCAAGTTGATTGTGCAAGAATGTCTAGCACAGGTTGATAAAGTAGATGAAGTGTGCGAGGATGATGCAGAAAAACTAGGTATATCTTGGGTCGGCTATGCAATTGCAAAACATTTTGGAGTCGAAGGATGAACGAACGAATTAGAGAACTTGAACTTCAGGCTGCTGACGGCACTGTCGATCCTAATGGACCATTTACAGCGGAAGAATTCAACAACTTTACAAAAAAGTTCGCTGAGTTGATTGTGCAGGAATGTTTGGAACAAATCCATATACAGTCAAGAGGTCGATGCGGTGATTATCATGGTGAATGGTATGAATCTGATATTTTAAAACATTTCGGAGTTGGAGAATGACCCCAATTGAATATCTACAATCTCTTATTACAGGGATGGAAATAGAATCAGAGATTCCAGTGCAATTATCGGAATTGAAATTTCTAATGGCTCTTATTAAGGCAAATGAAGAATGAATGAAAGAATTACTCAACTTGCTGTAGAGGCTGGTATCAATGTCATTCCTCGGAGACCGTATATTGACGAGGAGCCTGATGGCTATTTAGAAAGCGATAACGACTTTGTTTCGAACAACTATGAAGTCGCTGTAAAATTGCTAGAAGGCGATTTACTGAAAAAGTTTGCCGAGTTGATTATTGATGATGTAATGAACGAAGTATTTGTTGTGTATCCTGGCGGCAAGCACGGTAGTGATGTTAAATATCAAAACATTACAGCAAGACAATGGATTAATCAAGTATTCGGAGTTGAACAATGAACGAACAAATTTGAGAAGTTGACAAGTGAAGAAATACATCTGTTGTATATTGATACTGATTGCGGTTTCGCCCAGCCCGGCTTACAAAACTCAACGGGTGTGTGAAACCAGCGAGGCTTCTTCAAAAGCACCTGCCAAAAAAACATGCAAAACAGTATTGGTCATGACAGAGGCACAGAAAAAAGCAGTTGAAGAAGAAAAAGCCCGACGAGAAAAGAAACCTGCAAAAAAAGAACAACCTAAACATTAAGAGACTACAAGAATGACAACCTGGATCACAAGTGATCTCCACTGGGGACACAAGAACATAATGAAATTTTGCCCTGAGTCACGGGCACGGTTTCGTAACGATGTGGCCTACATGAACGAGGCCATGATTCGAGAATGGAACGACTTGATTGGCGCAGACGACACTGTGTACATTCTGGGTGACGTGGCATTCTTGCCTGCGGAAAAAGCCGTGGCAACTGTGCGTCGACTGAATGGAGTCAAGATTCTGGTTGAAGGCAACCACGACCGCAAGCTGTTGCAAGATCAGGATTTCCGTGACTGCTTTGCACAGATACACAAGTACCTGGATGCACAGTTCAACGAAACCAAGGTAGTGATGTTTCATTATCCCATAGCAGAGTGGGATCAGATGCATCGCGGTGCTGTTCATTTTCACGGACACTTGCACGGTGGCACCAGCAGCCTGGAAAATTATCGTGCGTTGGACGTGGGCATGGATGCCACTGGCGCAATTGCTATCACCATGGAACGTGCTATTGCACAAGCCCTAAAAGGCAAGATCAAGGGTCATCATGTTTAGAGAAAAACTAAAACAGTATGTGGAATCATCCAATCTGGTGAACCGCCGAGAATGTGGCGATGGTATCTACGTGCTCAAGTACAAGAAGAAAGTGTTCTACGACAGCCTCTGGGACGAATACATTGCCGAATGTCGTGGAAGCATTGTGGATCGTGACTTCAACTTGGTTGCTTATCCATTCACCAAGATCTACAACTACGGCATTGAAAAGTCTGCACCTGTGCTGGCTGACAATGTTCATGTGACTGCTTATCGCAAGGTCAACGGTTTCATGGTGGCTTGCACATGGTATCGGGATGATGTACTGATCAGCACAACTGGTAGCACTGACAGTCCTTATGTTGACATGGCACGTGAAATGATTGGTGACAACATAGATCGTTATCGTGCCACTTGCAAGCAGTATGAAGGCCACACATTTATGTTTGAATGTGTTCATGAAAGTGATCCACACATTGTTCCTGAGCAGCCAGGCATGTACTTGTTGGGCATGCGCAAGAACGAATGGTGCAGTCCAATTGAGGCCAATGCTGCAATCATGATGCTGTTGCAAAATGCGTTTCGCACACGCATTGTGCAGTCGTTTTACACTTCAATGGGTCAA